AAAGAAGATATTTCTGATGTTAAAGAAAAAATAGACGTTATAGCCGGACGACCTTCACAGATTCTCACGGTTATTATAACAGCACTAATAACGGCGACTATAAGCGGTGTAATGGGTTTTATATTATCACATTTTTTAAAATAATAGAGGAGGTAAAAGAACATGAATAACATAACAGCTGGAACAATAGCAAGAACCATAGTATTATTGCTGGCACTGGCAAATCAGGTATTAGCGATGAGCGGTAAGCAGGTGCTTAATATTGCAGACGATGATATATATCAGACGGTCAGCCTATTATTTACAATTGGTGCGTCTGCTGCAGCATGGTGGAAGAATAATAGTTTTACACAAAACGCCATAAATGCAGATAAATTTTTAAAAAAACAAAATGAAAAGGAGCAATAAAATGACAGAAAAAAATTTTTTTAAACTAATAAAATCAACAATAGTTAGTTACTATAATAAAAATGTAAACAAAACTGACAACAAAATAATTACAGAAGATGATGTTTATGTAGTGTGGAGTTGTAAAACTCTACAAAATTATAAAGCATTGGCTTCCACGACTGTGCCAGACGGAATATATTATGAAATTACACACAACGGAAATAAAAACGAAACTTATTTTGATGTGTATGAAAGATTGGAAAATTTTGTTGTCCAACAGATTGAAAGTGAGGATTAAAATAATGGCAAAGATATACATAGACCCGGGACATAACTGCAGCGGAGCGGATACGGGAGCTGTAGGATTTGGGTTAAAAGAACAAGACGTATCTGTGCAAATTGGAGTATTACTTAGAAATATGCTGATTAACAGCGGACAAACGGTAAAAATGAGCCGTGAAAATATAACTGATACGGTAGCGCATGAGTTAAACGCCAGTCTTGCAGGTAGGTACAACGCCGCCAATAGCTGGAACGCTGATATATTTGTCTCAATACACTGCAATGCGGCAAGTACGAAAGCGTATGGCTGTGAGACATATTACTGTACAGGCAGTACTCAGGGCAGGGCGTTAGCTGAGTGCGTACAGCCGCATATGACAGCGGAGACGGAAAGATATAACAGAGGTGTCAAATCTGCTAATTTTGCGGTTATAAGACACACGAACATGCCTGCTATATTGGTAGAGACTGCATTTATAGATAACTATGATGACAACAGGTTTTTAGCCAGCGACGAAGGAAAATATAAATGTGCGGTTGCGATATATAAAGGTATATGCGACTATTTAGGAATAGAATATAAATTGGAAAGCGAGGACGAACTAATGAGCAGAGAATATGAAGAATTAAAGGCAGAAAACGACCGTCAGAATGACATAATTAACCAAATGGGAACAGAACTTGAAGAATTGAGAAACACTGCAAAATCTGTAATTTATGATTACGTGGACGGCAATATGCCGGAATGGGCTAGACCGACAATACAAAAGTTGGTTGACAAGGGATTTTTAAAAGGTGATGAAGAGGGCAAGCTGGGGCTTACTTATGACTTGATGAGAATGTTAATAATTAACGACCGCGCCGGGGTTTATGGGAAGTAATTAAACGAAAAATAGGGCGAGGCTTTTAATAGCTCCGCCCTATTTTTCAATTAGATAAATATTACCATAAAAAATTTAATTTTTTATTTATTACAAATTAATAATGTTTTGTAAACATTAAGCGAACCAACATAATATCCTTCACAATCATATACTTCCCCGAAACCGTTATGTTTTACTTTTATCGTTACTTCCTGTTCTTTGCCGAAAACTTTCATTGTTGTTTTAAATATTTTATTATACATTTCAATATCTCCTTAAGATTTAATTTATTTCTTTATCTTACTTATATTATAGCACGCGATGCGTGCAATGTCAATGTTTTATTTTGAAAATATTGCACAAATTAAAGCTTCATTTTTTGTCTACTTTTTATCTTCGCTTTTGTATCTTAGTAACTTTTCAATTATTAAACGTTCGACATAGTCAGGAGGGGTTCTTTTCCCGAGCTCCCAATCTTGCCATGTGCGATGAGGAACGCCAATATATTTTTCAGCTTCTACTTGTGATAGCCCTACTTTTTTTCGGGTCTCCTTTATATTTATTATAATCACTCCTTTTTGTCTTTTAATGAATTATTATTTCTTATTTCTTAAAATTATTTCTATGATAGTAAATGTCAGTGTTATTGCTGACATAATTATAATAATATAGTCTATAATTTTAATATTTTTAAAATTAGTATCAAAAATGAATAATATCATTAAAATAACAGTAAAAATACTTTGTAAATTGTTCTTTAAAAACTTGACCATATTGTTTTTGTGTGATAAAATTTAGTAAGGATGAGGGAGCCTTTAGCTCCCAAATCCTTTTGAAAAAGTATTACTTTTTCTTTTCGAGGTAGTCAATAATCTTTATCATGCTATAAATTCCAGCGAGGATTGAAGCTAAGATTTTGGCTACCTTCTCAATTATATCCCACAATTTTTTACCTCCTTTCTTTTGGTATGTCTATATTATAGCACGCAATGCGTGTAATGTCAATGTTTTATTTTGAAAATACTGCACAAAAATATCGCATTTATTTTATGTAAATTGAACAAAATAAATGTGAGACATGATATACATGTCTCACTAACTAATTATTTTTTTAATATACATATTATTGGCTATAATCATATATTTTTTGTAATGCTTTGCGGTTTTCTTCAAAATAATTTTCCGTAATTGTATCCTTTCCATTTATGAATAATATATTGTTATTTATAAATTCATGTAATATATTACTATTTATAAATCTATGTCCAAAAACATCGCTGTCAAGGTGTTTTAATACTATATCACCTATTGTTTTATCCGAATGGTATTTTGCATAACTTTCGCAAAATATTTCAAGACTTGAAATTGATTGCACATTATCCGGACTATTAAAATCGCATAATTGAAATATAAATATCTTTTGGTCAAGTCTTATTTTCGGATTATATTTTTTATCTAGTGTTTTATATGGAATAGATAATTTTTTTAGAATTATCTTTACAAAATTATTCAACGATTTCTCTTTGGATTGGTCTATATAATTCCAATATTTTAATTCCGTTTCTATTTTTGGAATTAATTCTTTTTCTTTTATATTTTGGTCTACAATAAATATTATAGATTCTAATTTACACGGTTCTTCAAAATCCCATTCTAAGTTGTCGAAATCTTCTAAATATTTAGTAATTTGTAGAAAAAATTCATTATCTACAGGCTTATCGTCAATTGTGCAGTTGGTGCCAGCTGAACAATTGCCTCCGAATGTACAGTTTTTGTTAAAAGTATTATTATCGCCAAATGAACAATGGTAACCAAATATTGAGCCATCACCATAATTATTATCCGAGCCAAAAACACAATTATTTTTGAATTTATAGTCTGTAAAATCATTGCCTGACCCCAAAACACAGCCATAATCAAAAACATATATAGCGTTTTCGGGTAGAATCTCTTTTTTAAACTTGATACTGCTGTAATCACCCTTGGGACATTCAATAATACCATATTCGTTTTTTTCTAATTTTTTAATATCTTCTATTGTATATTTTTCCATCTTATATTTCCTTTCTAAAATTAACTATGTTATTATTATACAATATTACACTAGTTATGTCGATAGTTTTTTAAAATATTATAAAAAAGGGGTAGCATAAAACTACCCCTATACTTTATTGAATTTAATAAAAATACTCGAAATCCTCTGAATCCTCTGAATCCTCCGCCTCTGAATCTAACCATAAACCTGAGAAATCATTAACATTAATTTCAACATCGTCAGGAATGGTTATATTTTTGAGATTTTTACAGCCAGCGAAAACATTATTCTCAAATTCTGTTTCGCTGTCAGTAATTGTCAATGTTCTCAATTCTGTGCAATTAGCAAAAGCACCACCCCAAATTTTTATTACGCTATCAGGAATTTTTATGCTTCTAAGGCTTTTACAGAATCGAAAAGCGCAATATCCAATGTATTCTACACTATCAGAAATTATTATTACTTGCAAGTTAAAACAATTATAGAAAGCATAATTTCCGATATATATTATATTGTCTAACGGGTTTACGCTTTTTAGACTAGTACAACCACTAAAAGCACATTCCCTAATTTCTGTTACGTTATAAGGAATGGTTATATTAGTTAGACTGGTACAATGACGAAATGTGTTCTGTTCTATCACTGTTACGTTATCAGGAATTTTTATGCTTTTGAGATTTTTGCAATCTTGAAAAGCACTATCCCCAATTTCAGTTACGTTATTGGGAATCGTTATTGATTTTAATTTTTCGCATTTTTTAAAAGCGTAATCCCTAATTCTTGTTACGGTTTCAGGGATTGTTATGCTTTCAAGATTTATACAACCTTTAAAAGCAAAAACGCTGATTTCCGTTATATTATCAGGAAGTTTTATGCTTTTAAGATTTACACAATCTTTAAAAGCATGATTGCCAATTTCGGTTATGCTGTTGGAAATGTTTATTGAAATTAATTTTTCGCATTCTTCAAAAGCACGATCCCCAATTTTAGTTATGCTATCAGGAATTATTACTGTTCCGTTTTTTATATCTCCGCTATACACTCTTTTTATACAATTGTTTTCGATTTCCATTTTTCTTGCTCCTTTGAATTTATTTTTTATTTTTTTCTAAAAGTGATAATAAATCCGATATAATATCACCATAGTTTTTCCCGGTTCTTGCTTTTATATCGTCCAATTTGGACGATGTGGATTTACTTAAACGTATGGATTTTATTATTTCTGATTCATCATTTTCACCAAAAATTGATTCATATTCCTCAGCTGTCAATTTTTGAGAAGCAAATTCTTTAGCATATTCATAACTTATTGGAAGTATAGTTTCGCTTCCACTCCATTCATTAGACATAACACATACTGCATATTTCGTGTTAGCGCCTCCGTAGCAATGCAGAAAAAACTCACCTGTTCTTTTCCGATATAGAGTTTCAGATATATGGTTTATATTGCCAGGTTCTAAATACCAATACGTTCCTATTTTCTTAGCTTTTTCTGTATCGTACGTTTTGTAATTGATTATTTTTTTCATTTTTTAACCTCCTAGAGTAAGGACGGCTTATAGCCGCCCATTAAATTAAATGGAATAAACATTAGTTGGAGCTTCCCAATCACAAGCCCAACCTTCATCATCTCCGTCTTCCGGGCTATAGTTGGCTAATATGTTCCAGACAACAATATACTTGTTTCCATTTTCATCAATAGCAGCAGCTTCATAGTATTGATTTTCATTAGTTCCCGTAATGTATGCTTCCTGCGTTAATGTGTATTCCTTGTTTTTAAAAATTACTTTCATTTTTATTTCTCCTTTATATTTTTATTTTGCGTCTCTCTTGTTTACAAATACATTATACTATATAGTTGTAAACAAGTCAATACTTTTATTTGAAAATACTGCACAAAAAACGAGCATGTATTTTGTATATTTTTGACAGATATAAATATTAATGAGGAACGGAGATGAAGATGATAAAATAAATTATTATATCATAATCAACATCAAAATATTTATTAAAAAACAAAAATATGAGACTAATCACATGTATCTTTGTGATATAAATCAATAAAATGTTTGTATATTTTATCAGAGGATGTGGAATTATGGAACATGTTGACATTTTGAAAATGTGTTTTAGTAATATCCTGTATTTTAAAAGAAAAGAATTAAATCTCAGTCAGGGAAAGATGGCTGAAAAATGCTGTATATCATTAAGACAATATGCAGATATTGAAAGCGGTAAAAGGTTCCCTTCTATTAGCTTGATTAACTTTATAATTAATGGCGAGATAGATATAAATAAGTTTGTTTCTGATATTCAAAAGTTAGGTTACTTACCTAAGGACAGAGTTAAAAAGGATGAAAAGTAAATTATTATTTACACGTTTTTTTAGAAAATTATTTGACTGATATTTGACTGATTAGACTGATATTTGACTGATTAAAGGTGGCTTGCTGTGATATAATATGATAATGCCTATAAGTACGTTAAAACGTCAGTTAATGACTATAATCATTGTTAAAATGTGAATTGAAAGTATATATAAAAAAGAACCGTTGGTTCAGGCGTTGTTACTGAAATTATTAAATAAGACAACCAATAAACCCCATAGACACGTAGTTTATGGGGTTTTATATTTTTATAATTAATGGCGAAAATTATTTTTGACTGATATTTGACTGATTAGATATATAGTATTCATCAATCTTTTTTGCTACATTTGTCGGGTTGCTATCTAAATGAGTATAAATATCAAGTGTTGTTTTAATAGATGAATGACCTAACAAATATTGACAAGTTTTAATATCCACGCCTGCATAAAATAAGTCTGTTGCATATGTGTGACGTAAATGGTGAGCTGTTATTTCATTGATAGGAATTTTTGATACTGAATTCATTTTCCGTATAATCTGTTTCCACATATTTTGATATGATGTTTTTGTTACAAGGGTATGATTTCTTGATGAAAATAAAAACATTCCCTTTACATTTGTTTTAATATACTCTTTTAAAACACTTTCTAATTTATTTGTTATAGGAATATCTCTCACTCCGGCCAGCGTTTTTGTTGTTCCTTTCAGCTCCGGAGTATTATTATCATTATATATTACTGTATTAGATATATGCAAAATTCCATTTTTAAAATCAATATCATTTCTTTTTAAGGCCAACGCTTCTCCTCGTCGCAACCCGGCATATAAGCATAAATATACAAATGTTCGTTCTTTTGCCGAAAAATCCGCTTTTTCTATTGCTTCACGTTCCTGTTCATTAAGTTGACGCCGTTTTTTTGGCTCTTGCGTGGAAAATGAAACACCTAGCATTAAATCTTTAAAAATAAGTTCATTTATCATTGCTTGCTTAATAATCTGCTTTAAGATTTTAATAGTCAAACTCACGCTTGTTGTAAGTTCATTGATGGTTTTTTGTATATTAACTGTTTTTAATTTGCTGAGTTTAATGTTATGAAGCGGTTTAAGTTGAATGTCAATTATGCTTTTGTATCTTTTCCTAGTACGTGTTGTAACATTTGTTTTATAGGTATCAAGCCAGTTGTTTGCCCATTCTTTAAAAGTTAGGTTTTGGTCATCAACAACAATTCCGCGATCAAGATTATATTTAAATGTATTTATTTTTTTCTCAAGTTCAGGAATTGTTTTGGCGTAAATATTTTTAAATTTTTGTTTTCCGTTTTCGTCAAATCCAGTTTGAATTTGCACAAGATAACGTCCGTCACTTCGTTTTTTATACTTTGCTCTTGCCATAAAAATAACGCTCCTTTTTGTGTATTATAAATTGACACAAAGGAGTGTATATGTTATAATAATTAATAGCATCTATGTACACTCCTGTGTATATTTTAGTCCTGGTGTTGGTAGCACCGGGGCTTTTTTTATTCTAAATCAAAACATGTCGGGCACGGATTATAATTAAGCTGTTTGGCGGTGTATAAGTCTAACACCTCAACATCTATTTCGTCTATTATTTCTGGACAAGTGGGACCGTGATATACAGTCTCACTGTCTCTTATGTATACTAACACATCTTTTTCTTCATCAAGTTTCTTTTCCTTCAAACCCTGAATAATGCTCTTTATCCTTTGAAATCTCATCTTATTTTCGCGCTTGTATTTACGCAAAAATGGCATAAATAATTCCAAAAGCTGAATATCGGGGTCGGCATACAATTGAGCGTATACGTCATAATACTGATGTATTTTATGCGGAGGTATTTGGCACAATGCGCTTATCTGTCTTACATCATATACCCCTAAATATCCAACTATAACAGGTGGTGACATTATTAATAATGTTAATATCTCTATATCACGTATATCGGAGGATTTGAGTATTTTTTCACAAAATCTACGTATAAGCATATAATTGCTATATGCAATAGTATCGTTGTATATTAATGTGCTATTTTCTTTTGCTCCGAGCAATGTTGTTTTTCTGTCTGCTATTAGATATTTTAAATCATTTTCAACATCTGTTAATTTCTCGGGTTTTACATCATAATAAGATAGTAATTTATGGCTATCTACCGGAAGGCTGCTAATTTGAGCGCCTTTTAAAATTTTGTAACTAATTGTCTTCAAATCTTCAATTTTCATGTATATATTCTCCTTTTTTTGTAGTATTTTCAAGAATATTATAACATGATATGATTTGAATTTGAATCAGAAATAATTGCCAGTATGATTATTCGTTATTTTCAGCAATCTGTTTCAGGTTTTCATTTAATTTTTTTAATTTATCTTCACTTATTTTGTTTTTGTAAATTAAGTCAATTGTTTTTTCCAATAACTCAGTAGTTTCCTTTTTAAGAGCTATATATTTTTCATTTTTTTCTCTTAAATCTCTCCCCAAAAATTCATTTAATTTCTTGTATTCTTCAGGGGACAATATAATATGCTTATTGTCGACCACTATTTCATTTGGTTTGGTCGGAATAGATTCATCGGGACCCGTTGGAATATATGGTTTTTTCCCTTTTAACACCCCTTTTTCGAGGTCAAGGGCTAGTTCAATATTTCTTACATCTGCGGATTTTGGACGTTTCGTCCCCTCCTCAAATGCTTGTAAATCCTCTTTAGAAACTCCCGATAATGCAGATATATCAGCGTATCTTAACATTTTATCCGCCCTTATTTTTTTCAGATTGCTAGCAATAATATTTTTACTATCATTTTCTTCTATCATCAATCTTTCCATTGGCACATCATATCCCATTAGCCAGGCTTCATTTACATTCAATGCTTTAGCTAATTTATAAATATTTCTTTGTTTCGGTTCATATGAACCAGAAATATATGTGCTTATTGAGGATTTGCCAATACCTGTAGCATTTACTAAATCAATTTGTTTAACATTTCTGAGTAACATTGCTTCTTTTAATCTTTCTGAAATGGTAGCCATTATTATCACCTCGCACAGATTATATCACAATAGTTCAGAAAAAGCAACATAAAAATCACGAGAAATAAAAAAAGTTCATAAAAGCAAATAAAAAACTTGACAATAGTTCAGAAATGTGATATACTAAGTTCATAAAAGTGAACTAAGGGGGTGTTAAAATGAATAAAGAAGAAAAAGAAAAGTTTGACTATAGTAAGTTACGTGGTCGAATAAAAGAATGTTTTGGAACTGAAAAATCATTTGCAAAAGAGCTTGGTCTTACTGCTCCTGTGCTTAGCAGTCGTTTGACGAACAAAACAGAGTTTACGCCAACGGAGATTTTTAAATCTTCAATTCTTTTAAATTTTGATAGTTCATATATAGGTACATATTTTTTTAATCCAAAAGTTCAGAAACAAGAACAAAGTTTTTAACTTTTTAATAATTAATATATTATTTTTTACTACTATAAATCTACTAAGAGGTGATGAAAATGGAAGAATGCAAAATTCAACAAATGCAGCTTAGACAATTCAAAGAATATTTTGGGATTGACGAGCAAACAGTAAAACGTTGGATTCATAAAAAAGCTTTTCCAGCATACAAACAAGGAGGCAAATGGTATGTTGATATTCCGGCATATTATAAATGGCGTGAGCAAGAACATATGAACAGCTATAAATATGCTTAACGTGAAATTTAGAAAAACAAGAAGTTAGGAGAGGAGAGTGAGAAAAGTGGCGACAGTAACGATTAATTATGATACAGGGGGCGTTGATTAGAGGTGAAATAATACCTTCGTCAATCGAATGGCTTGTTAACGAGGTTATTATACCGCTTCACGATTTTGACAGCGATATAAGTGATATAAAGGAGAATGAACATGAAAAAATATCTAATTAAATATAGCTATATACCTGATGATGGGGTGCCGATGATTAAGACTGATTATGCGATTATTGACGCCAAATCAACAGAAAAAGCGAAACAAATATTTATAGCGAGTTTCCCTAATTTTAAAATATTAAATATTTATAAGGAGGTGAAGTCAAATGTATAAATGGATAATAAGAGTATCAGCGGCGGCAGTAGGTACGGTGTTATTAGTAATGCTTAAAGCGTTAGATTTTAACCCTATACTTTACATATTCCCGATTATACTGATACTTTTTTCTTTTTTGAATGTTGTAGATGATTATGAAAAAACAACACCTATTGCGGAGGACGTGCGTAAGGTCGTAATCAAGCCGGATAATCGGCAGTGGAACTTTGCTGACGAAGAGTGTAGCAGAACATCTAAAACGATAGAAGAAAAAAATCAAAGAAATATTAAAATTGGTATAGGAGTGAGATAAAATGAAAATGAGAAAAACAAGAAGACGCAAAACAGTAATAGCGTATTTGGACGGTAAAGAACTTTGTGACGTTGTCGATGCGGCACTTGACAGCAATATAATGCTTAACGATATGAAAAAGTTGTTAATTGCTGAGAATCCAGGTCATAAGGTAACTTTCAATGTAGAGGTGAGATAATATGAGAGTATATGAAACTGACTATGATGGTCGTTGTGTAGTATGCGGAAAACCCTTACATAAACCACGACGAATATATTGTAGTGATAAGTGTATGCACCACAAAAGAGACACAAAAGGACAATTCCCGTACACGCCTGAAACGGAGGAACATATATGTATATGGCACTACAAAGATAGCGGGTTTTCGCGAATGACATCGGAAAACAATCCTGAAATGTCTATTTGGAATGATGTAGGTATTCAGAAAATTGAAGATATTGTTAAGAAGTGTCAAAAAAACGGAAAATATAAAAAGTATATAAATAAGTACATAAGTTCTGAAAATATATAAAAAAGGAGATAAGAATATGGAATTTGGGAAAGCGCAAATTGAAGCGGCTAGAGCAATAAGAGAAATGGAAGAACGAGAGAAAAAGAGAAGAGAAAAAAAGATAAATGAAAAAAAGAATAAGATTTTAAATTGTCCATGTTGCGGCAATGTAGCTTATCATCATGATAGTTTCGGCAGAAACACAATAGAATGTCCGAAATGTGGACTGACTACGCCTGTGAGAAATAGTAAAGAAGACTGTTTAAAAATATGGAATACAAGAAAAAACTAAAAGCCCGCAAGTGTCGGAGCACAAAACGGGCAATTAAAAAAATAAAAAATAAATCCAACTTGATATTAGCATATCTTACGAAATCTGTCAAGTAGGAAAATGATGAATGTAGCAGAGATTGTGAGGTGATATTAATGCAGTGTAATAGGGATTGTTTTAATTGTCTTTATCCTGATTGCGTTGTAGACGAGCTTCTACCGGAAGATTTAAATGAAATTGCACAAAGAGATAAAGAGATTAGGCATGATAATAAAGATAATAAACGCAAAAAGGAAGCAGAATATAACCATAAATACTACGTCTCACACAAAAAAGAAATATTAGAACGCCAGCGAAAATACCGTGCAGAGCATAGGGATGAAATAAATGAGCACATACGTAAATACCGTGCCGCACACAAAGATAAAATATTAGAACAACAGCGTAAATACTATGTAGAGCAAAAAAGAAAGAAAGATAAAAAGTCCGTAAGTTTAATAACATAAGACGGGTAATTAAAAATAAAAAATAAATCTAATTTAAGACAATGAAAGGAGAAAATGTAATGTATAAAAGCATATTAGATATGGCGGAGGGAGCAATAAAGGAACGGTGTGACATCGAAATGTCCAAAATTATTGACAACATTATGGACATAAATACAGCGGCGACAAAAGCGCGAGAACTAAAATTGACGGTTAAATTCACACCGTCTTCAGACAGGAAAAATGTGCAGGTTTCAACGCAAGCGCAATGTAAATTGCAACCAACTGAGCCGCTGGCAACCGCATTATATATAGGCGCAGATGAAAACGGCGAGGTTGGAGCGGTGGAGCTTACCAGGCAAATACCCGGACAAATGAATATAGACGGGCAAGAGCAGGCAGAGCCGCCAAAATTAAGATTAGCTAAATAAATATAAAATAAAGGAGTTTTTAAAATGATTAAAGCAGCAATAGAGAAAATTCAAGAGATGTGCAGAGGGCAGGTGTTCGACATTGACGGAGAACATTATAGTGACATGAAATTACAAAGAATTGAACCACCGGAATATAGACCTTCGGTATTGAAATTATACAGCCTTGACGCACTGATAGAAATTTTAAAAGAAGAAACTTCAAAAATTTCTAAAAATAAAGATGTATTTGTAAATGTCATAACTCCCACGCGCATTGAAGTAGTTACGACTTATGATGACAAAGCTACAAGAGATTGGTTGTTTTCTGTAGACGCTAAATTGCCGGATTTACCGCTTAATTATTTTCACAATAAAGAGGAAATGATTATCGCACTAAAAAGCGTGTTTAATCCAGGTGACGGAGTTGATTACATAATTAATTTGCTTAAAAAAGTTACAGAAGAAAGCAAAGTTTCGACAGATGATAACGGCATTAGCCAATCAGTTGAGGCCATAAAAGGAATCGCTCTTAAAGAAAACATAGAAATAAAAAATCGTGTAATATTGGCACCATTCAGAACGTTTTTGGAAGTCAATCAACCCGAAAGCGAATTTATACTCAGGCTAAAAGAGGGCGCTCAGGTCTTACTCAAAGAAGCTGACGGAGGAGCGTGGGAACTTACCGCCAAGAAAAATATTAAAGCATATTTAGAAGAAAAATTATGCGGTGTAAAAGGATTATATGTAATAGCTTAGCAATAATTGACCGTGCTGTTCGCTCGGCACGGTCAGAAATAAAATTTATCAGTGCAAAAACATTTTAAAAAAATAAAAAATAAATTTAATACGAGGAGAATAAAAAAATGAAGATGACTAAAAACGATTTAATAAAAATTAGTGTAGATAAAGAATTAAATGTCTCAATAGGAGTTGATGGAAATCCAGCTGAAATTTTGGCGGCTTTGGGTGCAGTAATGCAAGATATATTAAATGGTATAAGTGCAGAAACAGGTGTTGGTTTTGAGTGTCTTGCAGAAGCATATTGTCGTCATGTAAAGGAAGGCAATGCAGACAACGCAGAGGAGGAATAAATAATGAAAATGTCTAAAAATGATTTACTAAAAATTGAAATTGATAAAGATGGAGAATGCACAATTGGGATTAATGGAAAACCTTCGGTGATTTTGTCAAATCTAAGCATAGTAACACAGTCAATAATAGATATGATATGTTCATCTAGTGGTGTTGATACAAAGCTAATTGCACAAAACTATGCTCAAAATGCAAAGAAAATCATTACCAAAAACGCTACAGACAATATTCCAGAAGTAAATGATATGGCAAATAAATTATTAACCTTGATAGATGAAATATTGGATTCTTTAGAGGAGGAATAAATAATGAATACAGAAGAATATTTAAAAGACGAAAAAACAGAATTTGTTGTCACAAATGACAATGTGGCAGACTGGGCAATTAAAAAAATAAAAGATGAAGTAAATGAACGTGATAGACTTATCAGCATAGCGGAAAATCAAATAGCAGAGCTTAAAGACAAAATAAGTAAAATAAAAGAAAATTGCGAAAATTCAACATCATTTTTAAAATCAAAATTGGCTGAATATTTTGATAAAGTTGAGCATAAAAGCACAAAAACGCAAGAATCATATGCTCTACTAAGCGGAAAACTGGTTAAAAAATACGGTGGAAACAAAGCGGTATATGAAGATGAGAAATTAATTGAATGGTTAAAAAATACTGCGCCTGAATACATAAAAACCATTGAAAAACCACAATGGGGCGAATATAAAAAGCGTATTAATATGATTGACGGAAAAGCAATTGACACCGAAACAGGAGAAATAGTTGACTGTATTGTAGTTGAAAAAACACCGGATACATTTGATGTAAAATTTTAGGAGGATATATATATGACACAACATGATTTTGGAGAAAAAGCTGAAGAGTATAACTCAAAAACAGGAAAAAATGTGCCAGTATGGCAATCGCCTAAATATAAAATGGCTAGAGATAAAGCCATAGAAATGATTGACAGCGGTAAATATAACTTGTCTGACGGCGATTTTTGGATTCTCATGAATCTTACAAAGTCAGGTAAAATGATGTATAGCGGATTAATAATATCTCACAACGGTTGTCTTAAAATTAATGACAACTTAAACGAAGATATGAAATTCAAACCTGGATGCGTAACGTTAGACAAAGACGGATATAAAAATTCTCTTGTATATACTTATTTATCCCCTGAACAACACATATTCGAGGTAGGGGAAGTATCACAAAGTAATTGTAAAAATGAATATCCATATGCAATGGCGTTTAAACGTCTGTTTGACCGAGTTGTCTTAAAACTGTCTAAATTAGCCTATTCGGGTGTATATAGCGACAGTGAAAGCGACGAGTTTAAGCAACAACTTGATATTCCAGCAGAAAAGCCGCCGCAAACAATAAATATAGCGGCTGTAAACACCTTAAAAGCAAAGTTAGATGAATATAACACCGTGTGCGGTAGAAATGCTACTGAACAGGAAATTTCTAAATTTTATAAATGCTCCAATTTTAATGAATTCGATTACACTAATTTTAAAAATTGCATAACAATGCTTGATGGGTCAATCAAAAAAGTTGGAGCGGATAAGAAATGAGATTAACCGGAACGATTAAAGATATAAGCATGGGTTTTTTAGACGGCGAGTGCAAATTAACACTCGCCGTCAATGAAAAAAATGACTTAAAACTTGCTTATGACGAATTGTCACAATGTGAGTTATTGGACATTGAACTCAAAAAACACCGTAAAAAAAGGTCGCTGAATGCTAACGCTTATCTATGGGTGTTATGTGGTAAGTTGGCCGATAAAATAGGCGTTGATAAAGAATCTGTATACCGTCAGCATATCCTAAATGCTAACGTATATCGTGTTGCGGAAATTAACGAAAGTGCCGCTGATACGTTAATCAAAGGCTGGCAGATGAACGGTGTTGGCTGGATAGCCGAAAGGGTTGACAAATCTAATAAAGACGGTTTTGTAATCGTCAATCTATATTACGGCAGCAGCACATATAACACTAGGCAGATGTCAAGATTATTAGACAGCGTAATTGAGGATTGCAGAGACCAGGGCATACAAACAATGACCCCGGACGAAATTGCAAAATTAAAATCATTATGGAAAGCTGAAAGTTAAATGAAAAGTATTATGCAACAAGACAAATCGCATTGCTACATCTGTGAAATGAGCGAATGCGGAGACCATTTAGACAAGCATCATATATTTGGCGGCGCTCTTCGTGGTATGTCGGAAATATACGGCTTGACGGTCTATTTACATCACAATAAATGTCATATATTCGGGGAATACAGCGCACACCAAAACTATTACATTAGAGTTAAATTACAAGAAATAGCCCAAATAAAGGCTATGGAAGTATACGGTTGGAGCGAGAACGAATTCAGAAAAATTTTCGATTGTAGTTATATAAATCTTTAAAAGGAGAATGAAAAATGATTAATAAAGTAATATTAATGGGTCGGTTAACCAGGGACCCGGAAGTTAGATATACAAGCACTAATAAGCCAGTATGTAGTTTTGATGTTGCTGTCGCCAGCGGTTATGGCGACAGCCAAAAGACGGATTTTATAAATTGCATAGCATGGAATAAGGCGGCTGAGTTCCTCGGTAAATATTTCAATAAAGGTATGATGGTGATTGTTGGGGGTCGAATTTCAACTCGTACATGGGAAGGGAAAGACGGCAAAAAGAATTATGTTACTGAGGTTATAGCGAATGAACTAGACTTTGGTGAAACAAAAAAGGCGAGAGATGAGTATAACGGTTATAATCGTCCCAAACAGCAAAATCCAACACCTCAAAAGGCGGCTGATGATTTTGAAATGCTTGACGAAATACCTAATGACTTGCCATTTTAAGGAAGTGTAAAAAATGGAAGAACAAAAAGCGTATTATGCTATTATTCCGGCAGATGTGAGGTATGATAATGAGTTGCCAGCTAACGCAAAGCTATTGTATGGAGAAATAACGGCTCTGACAAACGAAAAAGGCTATTGTTGGGCTGGAAACAGATATTTTGCTGATTTATATAACGTAACTACCGTTACGGTCTCTAGGTGGATAAAAATGCTCTGCGATAAGGGGTATTTAACAAGCAATATTTTTTATAAAAATGGGACAAAAGAAATTGAATGCAGACAATTGTCCATAAATGGAAACAAGACTATTGTCCAGCAAAAATGTTATGACCCTGTTGTAAAAAATTATAATACCCCACCAATAGAAATGTTAAGGGGTGTTAACGAAAATGTTAAGACCCCTATACAAAAAAGTGCGACCCCCCTTAACAAAAATGTTAAAGAGAATAATACAATTAATAATACAATTAATAATACAATTGATATAAAGAAAGAAAGAAGAAAGAAAACCGGGTATGATGAGATAATAGATTCTCTTGTTGAAAATGAAGAATTAAAAGATACATTGCGAGAATTTATAAAAATGCGAAAGATGATTAAGGCACCTATGACGGACAAAGCATTAAAATTACTCATCACTAAAGTTTCTAAAATGGGGGACGTAGAAACACAGATTGAAATACTTAATCAGTCAATTGAAAATAGCTGGAAGTCGGTTTATCCGCTAAAAAATAATACGACTAATATAAATAAGAGCAAGTTTAATAATTATACAGACACCAACAAAACTGATTATGAGGAATTAGAAAAGAAATTACTTGATAACATGTTAGGGGAACAGCGATGATAAAATTCACGATAAGCGGAAGGCTGCCGAGCCTTAATGATTATATCAACGTATGCAGGCATAACAAATATAAGGCGGCGGCATTTAAGAAGCGGATTGACACTCAGATAATTTCTGAGATACGGAAACAGCGGATAGGCAAAGCAAAAACGCCGGTATACATAGAATTTTTATGGGTTGAGAAAGACAGACGACGGGACCTTGACAATATATATTCAGGGAAAAAGTATATATTGGACGCACTGCAGACCGCCGGAGTTATTCCAAACGACAGTCAAAAATATGTAATGGGTTTGGTGGATACGGTTGCTTTTGACAAAGCAAACCCTAGGGTAGAAGTTACGATACATGAAGAATAATAAAAGGAGAATAAAAAATGATAAATTTAACTGGAAAAAAAGTAATAGTAAGAGGAGTTAATTCAGGTGTTTTTTTTGGAATATTGGCAGATAAAAATGGACAAGAAGTTGAATTAAGGTACTGCCGTAATATATGGAGTTGGTCAGGAGCTAATAACTTAAACGAAGTAGCGAGGGACGGTATAAAAAATATAGAAGAAAGCTGTATATCCGTTAAAGTTAATAGTATTATATTAACAGATATATGTGAAATTATCCCTTGCACAGAAAAATCTATCAAAATAATAGAAGGTGCGCCAGAATGGAAATGTTAAATGACAAAATTAAAATATTTGTTGATGATTTAGACTGTGATTTTAGTGTTGGCGATGGTTATGGCAGTGGAAACGGTTATGGCAACGGAAACGGCTGTGGATGTGGCGATTGCTGTAACAATGGTCATGGTGATGGCAAGGGATATGGACAGGGCTATGGCTGTTATTATATTAAAGGCATTAAAGCTATAAACGGATATGACCTGTATATTATAGATAACACTCTAACGATGATTACTAAAGTAAAAAAAAATATAGCCAAAGGATTCATAGTTACTAGAGAGCTACAATTAAAACCGTGTTACATAGTAAAAGGAGAAGGCTATTTTGCACACGGTGGCACGTTAAGAAAAGCGTGTGAAGAATTAGAATATAAAATAATATGTAATTTAGATACAGATGATAAAATAAATCTTTTTAAAGAAAAATTTAAATTAAATATTAAATATCCCGTAAAAGATTTTTACGAATGGCACCATAAACTAACAGGTAGTTGTGCTATGGGACGGGATAATTTTGCAGAATATAACAACATTGATGTTAAAAACGACAAAATGACGGTGCAAGAATTTATAAAGTTAACCCAAAATAGTTTTGGGGGAGACGTAATAAAACAGCTTGCAAAGGAGATGAAAGTTAAAATTGAAAACTAAATGCACTAAGCCGCCGAAAGTGCCGAGCCCTACGTTGTGCGGCAAGGCACCTGACGGGATAGATTGTTTTGTTTGTAAGTGGTATGCAAAAAATGGGATTGAAAAGGAGGATACAAAAGATGATAAGTGATAAAATAGCTGATTTTTTATCATACATAGAAGAGCAATGCCAAATGTATGATATTGCCAAAGATATGTTAAAAGAATGCGATGAAGCTACGCAAGATATATTACATAACATGGAAATAGACCCGGTTAAATATAAAGAGCGTGCGAGACTAGCTACTAAATTACAATCTGTACGCCGCCAAAGAAGAACCGCGAAGGATATGACAGAAACAACAAAAATAATATCAATATGGGTAAAAGATAATAAATCAATTATAGGGTCATTACAACGATTATTAGGAGATATAAGGAAAGCAGAGAAAAAACAGCAAAATAGAACCTATATACCCAGGACGAATGTTATAGAGGAGATAAGGAGAATATGAAAATGAACAAAAAAATTATAGGGATAGTAATATCAATAGTCTTAGTTATGTTAATTGCAGGGTGCACAGAAGCATCACGTGTGTCCTACAATTTGTCGCAACAAGCCGACAATTTTAACGATGTGCGCCAACTTACAGTTATTAACTGCATTCAAGGCGATGTATTGTTCCAAATGACGGGCAAAATGTCGATTAAAGCGGATATAACTGACAATCAACTTGAAGTTGTTGTTGAAGAAAATGGAGAGTATAAAAAGCATTTCATTGGACTTAGCGACAATGTAACATATGTCGTAGAGGATATAACCTCCGGTGATGTAGATAAGTATAAATATACACTTAATTTTAACCCTAAGATGTGGATTCCAATAGGTGTAGATTCTATTGATTGATACAGACAGTAAATAGGAGAATAGATATGGAAGCAATACTGAATATATTAACAACAGAAGATATGACAGAGTTAAGACAAGGTATTAAGAATTTAATTTTAAACGCTGTAGAAAGCGACCTTAATATGCGAGATGAATATATAGTATCACCTAATTTTGTCATTGATATAGTAGATGATGTTGTTGAATATATGCGACCTAAACTTGAAAGAAAAGCAGAAAAGGTAATGACTAAAAGAATAAATGATTATTTAAATGCAATACAGCAGACAAAGGAGAATGAAAAATAATGTTACATGCAGTAAAAATCGAACCGGAATATTTTAATAAAATAATAGAAGGTAAAAAAACATATGAAATTAGAAAAAATGACATGGATTATGTAGCCGGAGATTGCATTGCACTAAATGAATATAAGCGTGGAGAATATACAGGACGTTTTATATTAACTGGCATTGTTAGTATTGATGAATATCCTCTATACTTAGATACAGGATATGTTATTTTACAATTAAGCCCGTTAGGACTTGAAGATAACATAAATCATTTCGAAAGTTATGTAAATCCAGAAAGATTTAAGGGGGAAAATTAAATGAAGAAAAAATATATTAAAAGATTAATTGAAAGAGATACGCCAAAGAAACCATATTTAGATACTGACACATTAAGAGCGGTTAAACCTGCCGTTAGATGTCCGATGTGTGATTATATTTTAGTTCTACAAATGGAACAGTTTTGTCCTTGTTGTGGACAAAGGTTTGTAGAGAAAAAGAATAAATAATATTATTTAAACAAAAAAACGCCCTGCATATGCGAGGACGCTCGAAAAATAATAAACATATTATATCACATAATAGTGATAAAGTCAAGGAGTGTTAATTAATATGCAGGGTGTGACTATAGAAGAAACAAAACAGTGGTTAAATCGTGGTTATAAACTACGAGAGACGATAAGAATTTTAGAAAAAGCGCAAATGCGCGCTTATGACATAGTGACGGGTACGACAATAACACTATCGGAAAGGGTACAGGAAAGTCACGGGAATGGAACAGAGAATAAATTAATTACATACGCAGATTACTGCAGGCAGATAGACTGTCATAAGACAGATTTATTTGAAATCTTGAAACAAATAACAAATGCAATAATGAAAGTTGAAAACAACATCTATAAAAACATACTCATATCAAGATACATTAATTTCGAGACATGGGAGAATATATCACAAAATATTGGATATTCATACAGACAAATACTGAGATTGCATGAAAAAGCGCTACGAAAAGTTAAAGATGTCCTTGAATGTCACATTGAAAGTGTGATATAGTGTATAATGTAGGAAATAAAAAATTTCTCCTTTTTAAATTTTTTTCTATGAGCCGTTACCTTATGGGGACGGCTTTTTATATTGCGATTTTAGGTCTTGTGGGAATGATACATCATAAATAAATGCTGAGGGGTGGGCGGCTGTGATGTTAATGGAGGTAATTAATTGTGGAAATAATATATAAATCAACAAAAGAAATTAAGCCATATGAAAATAATCCGAGAAATAATAATGAAGCTGTTGAGAAAGTAGCAGTTAGCATAACAGATTACGGATTTAGGGTGCCAATTATTATTGATAGTAATAATGTAATAGTCGCAGGCCATACAAGGTATAAAGCCGCGTTAAAAATAGGCTGTGAATCTGTACCATGTATAGTTATTGATGACTTAACACCGGAGCAGATAAGAGCATATAGATTGGTAGACAATAAGACGGCAGAATATTCAAGTTGGGATTTTGAAATGCTTGAAAAAGAATTAAAAAGTTTAGATATAGATATTTCAGAATTTGAATTTCCTGATTTGGGAGAAACATTGGATATTTCAGATGATGATTTTTATACAGATGAGACAGTAAAAAATGTTAAAGTGAAATCTATTAAATGTCCGCATTGTGGAGAAACTTTTGAACTATGAAAATATATCTTGCTACATCAAGTAGTGGTGTGAAAAAAGAACAAAGAAAAGAAATGATAAAATGTTGTAGACCATTATATTTACTAGAGACTTTTTATTCAGGCGAAAAATGTTGCGCAATGGTTCAGAATGATGTTGGCACGGATAATTTTCTTCTTGACAGTGGAGCATTTTCATATATGAATGGAAAGTCTATAACAGAAAAACAAATGGAGGAATATATAGAAAAGTACATCTGCCATATAAAAAAATACAATGTAAAATACTTTTTTGAGATGGATGTTGATTGTATATTTGGTCTTGAAAAAGTTGAAATTTGGCGCAAAAAAATTGAGAACCAAACTGGTATTAAGTCTATACCTGTGTGGCATAAGTCAAGAGGTATAGACTATTTCAAACGAATGGTCGATGAATATGATTATATAGCTATAGGTGGTTTCGCAAATGGTGATATAAAAAAGACAGAATATCCATTAATAAACAAAATGATTAAATATGCAAATGTGAGAGGAACAAAAGTTCATGGTCTCGGCTTTACGCGAATGAAGTATATATATGATTATCCGTTTTATAGCGTGGATAGTTCAGCATGGTGCACAGGTGCTGTAAGAGGAGGACATTTATATTATTTTGACGGTAAGATAATGAAATATGACATAATAAAAAATGGGAAAAAATTAAATCTATCTATAATGGCTATGCGGTCATTTTCAGAATGGGTGAAATTTCAAAAATATCTAAACACAAGGAGAGTAGTATGAGAAAAACAGAAAAGAATTTATCAATATTAACAATATTGTTTGTAGTATCATTAATAATTTCAAATGTAATAACAGGTAAAATCATTAATACCGGTATTCCGTTTTGGGGTTCAGTGATAACGATACCCTGTGCGGTTTTATGCTATCCTATAACATTTTTAATTACAGATGTAGTCGGTGAGGTTTGGGGGAAAAATGAAGCAAATCATATAGTAAGATTAGGACTTATTTCACAGATAGCTGCTACGATTATAATTATTATTGGGAAATATTTACCTTTTATTGACGCAGAAATGCAACAAGCATATATAAAAATATTAGGACAAAATTGGATATTCGTGATTGGTTCTTTAACTGCTTATCTAGTAAGTCAGAATCTTGATGTTCATATATTTCATAGATTGCGAGATAAGTATATTAAAAAACATGGCAGTACAAAAGGTGGTCGCTGGATATGGAATAATGCAAGTACAATGACAAGCCAATTTGTAGACACATTAATTTTTATAACGATAGCTTTTGGATTTGGATTTGGTTGGATATTTAACAATCAGATTACTCTAATAGGTATGTTGATAGGGCAGTATCTAATTAAGTTGATAATAGCGGCACTTGATACGCCGTTTTTTTATTTTCTGACAAAAAATATAAAAGAAATAAATTAGGCAGTGTGGGGCGTCCCGCAACACCCCACACTTACGCTAGAGCACCTACCTCTAACGCAGATAGCCCTTCTCGGCCGAGATTGCTACCTGCACCATTATATAGGAATTAGAGGTGCGATGTCAATGGAAATAGATACCAAAATAAAAGAAGCGTTAGAAAAACGTGCTTATGGTTTTGAAGTTGAAGAAAAAGAGTTTATAAAAAATAAGAATAATGAAAATACTGGGAGAATAAAAGTAACAAAAAAATATATTCCCCCGGATGTAACTGCTTTAAGAACGATTTTGCAATTAAAGCAGGCAGGGAAATGGTGAGGTTATGGCAAAGGGCAAATATAAAAAATGGTTAAAACCTGAAAATTTATTATTAATAGAGGGCTGGGCTAGAGATGGATTGGTTGATGAGCAGATAGCGCATAACATGGGTATAGCATGTTGCACTTTGTATGAATGGAAAAATAAATATGCAGAGATAGACGAGGCCTTAAAAAAGGGAAAAGAAGTTGTAGATTTAGAAGTTGAGAATGCACTGCTTAAACGAGCGTTAGGTTATATAGTAGAAGAAAAGAAGATTGAGGAGAATGGTATAGGCGGAGAAAAAACTATAACTACTAGAAAGCATATACCGGGAGACACGACAGCGCAGATATTTTGGCTTAAAAATCGCAAGTCAGATAAGTGGAGAGATAAACCAACAACAGAAGGCAATACACAAGACCAAAACATTATTATTAATATTAGTCCGGCTACAACAAACGATATGGAAGATAGTTATGGAGATTAATTTAAAAGTCAATAAGGTATATATACCTTATTTACAAAAACCACAATTTACACAGATATATTACGGCGGTTCCTCAAGCGGAAAGTCGTTTTTTTTATGTCAAAAAATTATCATTGATAATATGAATGGTTGTAATTGGCTTATATGTAGAGCGGTCGGCAAAAGTATTAAACGTTCAGTTTTTAATGAAATCTATAAATCTATTAATTATATGGAACTTAGTAATTTATACAGCTTTAATTTTTCGGATATGGTTATTACCAATAAGGTAAATCAAGCGCAAATAGTCTTTGCCGGATTAGATGACGTTGAGAAATTAAAGAGTATAACACCACGAAAGGGCGTTATAGAACGAATATTTATTGAGGAAGCTACAGAAGTCAAAAGAAATGATTATTTGCAACTCAAGAAGCGTTTGCGTGGACCGTCTAAAATAAGCAAATGTATTGTGATGGCTTTTAATCCTATATTTAAGCTGCATTGGATATATAATGATTTTTTTGATGGTAAGGTAAACGATGATATTAGGAAATACGAAGATGATAAGGTATCAATACTTAAAACAACATATAAAGATAATATATTTTTGACAGAGCAGGATATTGAAAACTTGGAAGATGAGAGTGACCCGTATTTTCATAATGTGTACACTTTAGGTAACTGGGGAGTTTTAAAAGGTCTTGTTTATAAAAAGTTTATTGAAAAGTTTTTTGACGTTCACGAGATAAGTAAAAGACCCGGTGTTATGTCAGTCTTTGGTCTCGACTTTGGATATACTAACGACCCATCAGCTTTATTCTGTGGGTTGGTTGATGAAAAAAATAAGGAGATATATGTATTCGATGAATTGTACGAAAGAGGTTTAACCAATATGGAATTAGCTCCTAAAGTTATATCAATGGGGTACGCAAAAGAAAAAATTATGGCTGATAGCGCTGTTCCTCAGTCAATCGAAGAGCTTAGACAGTTAGGGCTATCAAGAATAGAGGGGGCATACAAGAATGAAGTAATGTATGGCATTCAAAAATTAATGAATTTCACCTTTATTATTCACCCTAAATGTAAAAATTTCATCAATGAAATTAATAACTATTCATACGCCGAGAAGGACGGAGAAAGTATTAATAAGCCTATAGACAAATTTAATCACTTAATGGACGCTATGAGATATGCAGTAATTCCCAAATTAGAGGGAGATGTGTATAGTTTTAAATGATAGGAGGATAATATGTTTAACCTTTACGACGAAACAAAAAGAATTATCAACATTATATCTAAAGGCGCAAACCAAACGCCCACAATGAAGAAAATAGCAGAGTTAGAGTTAAAAAAATATAAGAATAGTAAAAAAAGAAAAAGAATGCTTAAAGGTATAGATTATTACGACGGCAAGCATGACATTCTCAATAAAAAAAGAGTTTCTATAGATGAGGGCGGTCAAGTAACTACACAACACCATTTGCCAAACTCGAAAATAGTTAATAATCAATATCGAAAAGCGGTAGACCAAAAGTCAAATTTTTTGTGTGGCAGACCTATAGCTATTGATACAGATGAAGAACAATACGCAGATGAGTTAAATAAAATATTCGACGAGAATTTCCATGCAAAACTTAAACAGACGGCAAAAAACGCCTTAAATTGTGGCATATCGTGGATTTATCCATACATCAATGATAGAGGAGAATTTGCCACTAAAATATATTCAGGTTATGAGATGTTACCGTTTTGGAGTGAAGATGAACATAGATGTGTAGATATGGCGTGCCGAATGTACGTTGTGCCTACATATGAGGGAGAAAACGAAAAAGATGTTGAACATGTTGATATATTCCTGCCAAATGGTATTGAATATTATATATACGAAAATGGAAGGCTGGTACCTGATGCGGAACACGACCCTAAACCTTACTTGACTTATGAAGATAAAGAGAATAATACCATATCGTTAAGTTGGGACAGAATACCACTAATACCATTTAAATATAATTATGAAGAACAGCCGTTGTTAGATAGAGTGCAGTCAATACAGGACGCAATAAACATGATTATGTCTAATTTTGAAGATAACATGTTGCAGGACCCGTATAATACTATTTACGTTTTATTAAATTATGACGGCACAGATTTGGCTGAGTTTCGACATAATATAGCTCAATATGGTGCTGTTAAAATTCGTTCTGTGGCTGGTATTGATGGGAAAGTGGATACGCTAGAAGTTAAAGTTGACAGTTCTAATTATAAGGCTATTTTAGACGAGTTGAAAAAGGCGTTAATAGAAAATGCGATGAGTTATGACGCTAAAGATGATAGGTTAGGCGGTAACGCAAACCAGATGAACATACAGAGTATATATAACGATATTGACCTTGACGCTAACGGAATGGAGTTAGAATTTCAACGGTCTTTAAAAGAATTGTTATGGTTTGTAAACATGTATTTATATAACACCACAGGAAAAGACTATACTAATAACAAAGTTAAATTTATATTCAACCGTGACATGATGATGAACGAAAGTGAAATAATGACAATGTTACAAGGGTTAGGCGTTGAAATTTCACAAAGAACATTAATTTCACAAGTTCCCTGGATAGATGACGTACAAAAAGAGTTAGACAGGGTAAAAGAAGAATATAACGAAACGCTTGTTGACGATTATACCGGAGCGATTGGACGGTTAAGAGGTGAAAGCGGTGATATAGGAAATGCAGAATAAAAAAATTAAAGAAATGATTAAACGCAACGGCGACTATTGGTCAAAGCGTTTTTTATTTCTTGAAAAAGTTCAAAACGATAAAAACATTGAATATTTTCATAATCTTGAAAAGCAATACAACGGTGCAATTCAAACGATAACAGATGATATAAATAATTGGTATATGCGTTTTGCAGAAAATAATAAAATAACCTTGACAGAAGCAAAAAGACTGTTGACCACCAAAGAATTAAAGGAATTTAAATGGACAGTGGAAGAGTATATACAGAATGGTAAGGAAAACGCTTTAAATCAACGTTGGGTTAAGCAATTGGAAAACGCTAGCGCAAGAGTACATATTAATAGGCTTGAAAGTCTTAGGATACAAATGCAAAACCAGGTTGAAGTATTAATGGGTAATGAAATAGATGATATAAGCCGGCTTATGACAGACATATATCAAGATACTTATTACCGCTCTATCTATGAAATACAAAAAGGGTTAGGCGTAGGAAGCAGCTTTACTAAATTAGACACAAAATTAATAGAGAAATATATACATAAACCCTGGACACCGGACGGAAGTAATTTTAGTGAAAGAATTTGGGGTTCTCACAGACCTCAGCTTGTGAAAGAGCTTGAAACAACATTAACCCAATCAGTTATCAGAGGTGACAATCCTAAAAAAATTACCTCTAGAATAGCAAAACGATTTAAAGTTAAGCAACATCAGGCTGAAAATTTAGTGTTAACAGAGACAGCATTTTTTCAATCAAAATCAACGATTGACAGTTTTAGCGAAACAGGAATAAAAGAATATCAAAACGACGCTACTTTGGATAACCGTACTTCTGAAACTTGTAGATACATGGACGGTACACATTTTAAAATATCAGAATATAAATTAGGAGTTACAGCGCCGCCGTTTCATAACCGCTGCAGGACAGTTATTATTCCTTACTTTGACGATGAATTTACAGTCAATGAGACAAGAGCGGCAAGAAATAAAGACGGAAATATATATTCTGTTCCCGGTAACATGAAATATTCTGAGTGGAAAAATAAACATGTATATGACGCTATACCAAAACAGGAATTTAAATTGTTTGAAAAATATGTGGAAATCTTAGCTTTGAACGCTCCGACTATTGACGAGTTTATGAAAATCAGGTATAATAAAAAAGAATGGGAACAATTTATTGCTTATTCGAGTTCTATAAAATCCGGTGAACTATCAGCATTAACTAGCTTTGATTTATACAAAAAAATTAATAATGAAATAGATAAAAACTTGATTGACATTACTACAAGTAACGGCATAAAGATAACCAACAAATCAAAACATTTTATATCAAGAGTGATAGGGTCGGTTGAACAGAGACGTAACGGTGTAAATTTAAAAGATGTATTAAATGTGCTTCAAAATCCTGTGAAATTAGGTGAAGTTGTGAAGTTAAAGAATAGGAAAAGCCAAAGATTTATTGGCGACTTATTAACGGCTACTGTTAATCCTGATACCGGAGTGTTAATACAGGTTAACCCAACAACTAGAAGAAAGGGGTTTAAGTGATGAATATTACTGAAAAACAAAAAGAACTTGTGAAAAAATATTTGAAAAAGTCATATACTGAAATATATCAACTCCTGTTAGATTTAGATGATAAAATAACAGAAATTGGTTTTGATGAGAATTACGACATTAACGAAGAGGGCATATTATTGCAAAGGCTATATGATGACCTCTATTATCAAAATTCTGAAATATAAATAAGCTCCGATTTATCGGAGCTTTTATTATGCTTTAAAACAGAGGTGAAATTATGATTAAATGGGCGTTACCGATTTTACAAGTAGTCTTTATTATCTGCAAGGTGTTCAATTTATTAAATTGGAGTTGGAGTATAGTTTTCATACCGAGTTATATTTGGCTGACTGTATTCTTTATATTCCTAGTTTTCTGTTTAATATTTATATATTTGGGGGGCAAAAGATGAAGTGCCCGTATAAAGATAATAGATTTGAAAATACAACATCAAAATATATCTATGACGAAGACGGAAGTCTAATAGAAAATAAAATAACGACGTGTACCGCTTCTACTTTTGGAAAGTGTGACGGCGAAGAGTGCGCAGCATATAAAGATGGTGTATGTCAATATGTATTGGTCGAAAAGGGAGGTTGAGAGTTAATGGCAAGAGAGCCAACTGGAAATAAATTTAATAATGATTGAGCCGCATAAGGCTCTTTTTTTATGTGCAAAATTCGTCTTTTTGGTATTGCAGACGTAAAAGAACAAGACTGATAGCCGCGGACTATACCGCGTATAAAAAATGTAATCAAGAAAGGTGTAGTGTTTAATGGATAAAGCATTTTTAAAGGAGCTTGGGATAGAAGATGAAAATATAACAAAAATTATCAAAGCTCACAATGAGGAAATAAAGGACAGTTATGTACCGCTTTCCCGATTTAACGCAGTTAATGAGGATAAAAAGGAAGCGGAACGAAAAGCAAAAGAATTAAAGAGCCAGCTGGACGGGTTGGACAATGTAGATGTTGCGGAATTGGAAAATACAATTGAGACATTAAAGAACGAAAACAAAACCGCACAGGAAAATCACGAAAAAGAACTTAGGAATATAAAAATTGATTATGCTCTTGATAAAGCTTTGATAGACGCTAAAGCTAAAAATATTAAGGCTGTAAAGGCGTTTTTTAATTTAGATGAACTAGAACTTGATAATGACAATATCAAGGATATAGACGATAAAATCAAAGCGTTAGCAGAAGATGATACAACAAGTTTTCTTTTCGGTTCCGACGAATCGAGCAAGGGTAAATTTAAGGGTGTTAATCCTGTGCAAGTACCAGGTGCCGGAAGCGGTCAGTCTGACGATGATAGTGTAGGCTCAATGTACGCACAAAAATATAATGCTAAATTTGGCGTTACAAATAACGAAAATGAATAGGAGTGAAAGTAATGGCTTTAACAACAATAAAAAGAACAGAAACTAGACCTAACTTTTTAGAATCGGAAGTAGGTTTGGTGCTTAAAACGGCACAAGTAGACAACGCAAATATTGAAGCTGATGAATATGGATATAAAACGGTGAAAGGCGGTACACCTTATCCAGCGAATGATTCAACCGCAAAAGGTCTTATTTTTGAAGATGTAGACGTAACTGTTGGCTCTGACAATGGGGTAAGACCGGCCAGCCTAATGGTTGCAGGAAGAGTTTTAGAAAATAGACTGCATACTCCGTTGAGTTCGGCGGCAAAAACAGCACTTACAGCATTGGGGTTTGTTTTTGTTGACGAACCTGTAATCATGAGAGAACCAATTGAACCCAAAGAGTATACAGCAGGAACAACCGCGTTCAGCGGTAGCGATATAGCCTACGGAAGTGGTGAGCTAACGATTACTGCTATTGATGACAGCAACACTGATTCGGCAGTAGCTACAGTTGCATTGTCGTCTTCAACTCATAAGGTTACAGCAACTAAGGTAACGGCAGGTAATACAACGGTTGATTGCACTGTATCAGACGGCACAAATACAGCTGTGATTACTGTACCAATAGAATTAGTATAGGAGGACTATAAATGAATATTTTACAATTAATTTCAGACAAAGACAGATTGTCATTTTCGCAAAATCTGTCTATACAGAGAAACTATTTAGGGGACACTTTATTTCCTGATTTGAAGACACAGCACTTAGAAGCTGAGTATTTTAGACTGACTGACGGTCTTAATCTGCCAACAATGGCGCAAGTACATGGTTTTGATACAGAAGCGGCAATAGGCACAAGACCGACGTTAGAAAAGGTAACAATTGAGAAATTATTGATTAAAGAAAAGATTAATCAGTCTGAAAAAACTCGAATGTATCTAAAGACCGGAGTATCTGAGCAAGCATTGGTTTCATATGTATTTGACGATATGGGTCGTCTTGCTGATAACGTAAAAACAAGAACTGAAGTGGCAAAAATGGAAGCGTTATCAACTGGTAAGCTGACAGTTAAGGAAAATAATCTTGATTTTACCATTGATTATGGAGTGCCTAAAGAAAATAGAATGTCAGTAGATTGGAGTTCTCCCGAAGCTGATATTTTAGGGGACATACGGTCAATGATTGATATTGCGAAAGAAAACGGTCATACTGTTAACAGATGTGTTGCAAGTAATAAGATAGTAACCTTGATATGCAAAAATAAGGCAGTACAGACGGCTATGTATGGTGTAAATGGAGTTGGAACTTTTGTTTCGCTCGGTCAGCTTAATACAATGCTCAGTAATATGTTTGGCTTTACAATAACTGTAAACGATGATAGATACAGATATAAAATCACAAAAGACAAATACAAGACAAAGCGTTATATAGATGAAGATGTATTTATTTTATTTCAAAGTCTAGACGGTTCTATAGGTACCGGACTTTGGGGACCCACTCCCGAAGAGGAGGATATGGGACCTTATACAGAAAAGTCAAGTCAGCAGTATATTACCTTGACACAGTGGGAGACACCAGACCCTAGAGCGGTTTGGACAAAAGCGAGCGGTGTATTTATTCCGGTTCTCCCGTCCCCTGAAAGCCTGATTATAAGCAAGGTTAAATTAGCGTAAACGAAAGGGGGAACGGATATGTTAGAAGAAATATATGCAGCTCTTGAAAGTTATGGTTACAACGAATTTGACGGTTCTGATGAGGTGATTCTAAACCTTATTATTGATAATGTTGAACAGCATCTAAAAGGGTTTTGTAACATTTCTCAAATACCTAAAGATTTAAAGCATACATTCATACATAGCGTATGTGGCGAGTTCCTATATCAAAAATATAATAGCGGAAGTTTGCCAGATAGTTTTGATTTTGAGGTAGCATGTTCTTCAATTTCGGAAGGAGATGTAAAACTTGATTTCAACATTAACGGAACATCAACAGCAGAGCAAAGATTTCTTAAAATGGTAAACGAACTCCGTTCCCCTGATTACAATTGCTTGATAAGACGTAGAAAGTTGGTGTGGTAAATGAGGATTAAAACGCCAACAGCCACTCAGATTCAGAAGGCAATTACAAGCATGTGGGACGGCAGAATGACTGTGTACGGAAGCAAAAGTGAGTTTAACGAGATTACCAAAATAACCGAATTAGAAAATGATGTAGTCTTAGCCAAAGATATACCATGCAGGATATCTTTTAAGACAATTTCAAAAGTTTCTGAACAGGACGGTGCATTTAAAACTGTACAGGAAATAAAACTTTTCTGTGCTCCTGAAATAGAAATAGTGGAGGGGTCAAGGCTTGTTATTACCCAAAACGATATGACAAACACATACGAAAAAAGCGGCACACCAGCAATGTACACATATCATCAAGAAATTATTTTATCTCTGGTGGAGGATTGGTCTTAATGATACGCTGTAATTTTAATGATTTAAAAGTTTTTAGGAATAATCTAGGTAAATTAACAAATACAGAATATGACAGATTAGCAGAAGAATGTTGTAATGAAATTGCCGCACGATTGTTACGTATGACAAAACAAAACACGCCTGTGGATACAGGACATTTAAAACGCTCGTGGAAAATGGAAGCTGCTAGAAAGAACGGTAATGTTTGGTGTTCGGTTGTGTACAATACAGCTGATTATGCTATGTATGTCGAATATGGACACAGGACAACCAATCATAAAGGCTGGGTAACCGGGCGGTTCATGTTGACAAATGCTGAAAAAGAAATAGAAAGGATTGTCCCACAATTATTAGAAAAGCGGTTATTGCAGAAATTGGGTGAATTATTTGACTAATGAGACAATTGCAGGAATATCAAATAAGCTTTATAGCTTGTTTGGAGAAAATTATAAAATATATACTGAGGAAATAAAACAGGACTTGAAAAAGCCCTGTTTTTATATTGTCAATTTATCTGTCAGAAACAGGGTTTCACTAGGTTTGAGATATAATCACGAACAGTCATTTGATATACATTTCTTTCCCGGAAAATCAGGCAGTCGGTCTGAGATGTTAGAGATTGCAGACAAGTTGATGATAAACCTTACATTTATTCAAGTACAGGATAAGAGTTATTTGTATGGGTCTAATATCAACTCTCAGATTGTTGAGGACGTGCTGCATGTTTTTGTCGATTATGACGTGCCGATGAAAATTGTTAAGACCGATAATGAATATATGAATAATTTAGAAATTAATGGAGGTATGGAATATGGCGATTAAAAAGCCGGAGGAAACGGAAGTAAAAGACAGATATAATAAATCCACTATTTTGCAGTCTGCAAAATACAAAAATAGGCGTGATTTGCTTAATGTCTTATTAGATGAGAAGAAATACTATACAATTTCGGAGGTTGAAAATGAAATAAAAAAATATATGAACGGAGGTAAAAAATAATGCTAGGTGGAGGCACTTTCACAACAATGAACAAAGTCTTGCCGGGGTCGTATATCAACGTAATATCAACTGGCAATGCGACAGCTGCTTTGTCTGATAGGGGTTATGTAGCTGTACCAATGGAGCTTGATTATTCTCCTGATGGAGTTTTTGAGGTAACAGCTGCGGACTTTCAAAAAAATTCTGTAAAATTTTTTGGCTATGAGTACACCTCAGAGAATATGAAAAATATACGAGAGATATTTTGCAGGGCGAACACTGTGTATTTTTATAATATTTGCGAAGGCGGTAAGAAAGCAACAAACACATATGCAACCGCTAAATATCCGGGTGAAGCTGGGAACCAATATAAAATAAAAATTGAAGAATCGGTAGATGATGAAAACCGTTTTATTGTTTCAACAATTTTTAACAGTACGGTTGTTGATGTTCAAGAAATAGAAAAAATTACATCAGCAAGCACAGAAAACAACGGACTTATTGATAATGATTATGTTAATTTTAAAAAGAATGTTGTTCCAACTGTAACAGCCGGGAGTTCTTTATCCGGCGGCACTAAAGGGACCTCATCAGGAACTACAATACAAAATGCTTTGGATTCGTTAGAATCTTATTCGTTTAATATTCTTATTTGCACATTGACACAGACAACAGATAAAAAATTGTTTGTCAACTATGTGAAGCGGTTAAGAGATGAAAACGGTATTAAATTCCAGGTTGTTATACATGACCCCGAAAACGAAATTCCAGCAGATTATGAGGGCTGTATCAGAGTGCCTAACAAGGTCACTGATGGCTCGGAAGCTGCATATGAATTAGTTTATTGGACAGGTGGAGCAGAAGCAGCATGCCGTGTAAATGGGTCTCTAACAAATGTTGAATATGATGGGGAATATACCGTTGGCACAAATTATACACAGACAGAGCTATCCAACTTTATTCAGTCGGGATTTTTGGCGTTTCATAGAGTTGGAAGCGAGATACGTGTGCTTGATGATATTAACAGTCTTGTAACTGTAACCGATGGTAAATCGGAAGATTTCAAACGTAATCAAACTATACGGGTAACAGACCAAATATCTAATGACATAGCTGTTCTTTTCAACACAAGATATTTAGGAATATCGCCAAATGACAATATGGGCAGAGCCTCACTAAAAAATGACATTGTAAAAATACACGAGGGTTTGAGGGATTTAAGAGCAATAGAAAACTTTACATCTTCTGATATTACAGTTGAGGCAGGAGATAAAAAAGGGTCTGTAATTGTTACTGATACAATTACAACAATTGAAGCCATGAGACAGCTATATATGACTGTTTACGTTTCGTAAGGAGGGAAAATAAATGGATTATGAAAAAGACTACAATATAGCAAACAATGTAGTGATGAAAGCTAAGGACAGTCTGCAAGCTAATTTAGGAAAGTGTACAATAACTAATGGCACTAAGCGTTATAACTTTATGCAGGCGATTAATCTTGAAGCCAATTTTGAAAAAACAAAAGAAGAAATTCCAATACTCGGTAAAACAGGTAAGGGGAATAAATCTACAGGTTGGAAGGGAACAGGGTCAGCAACATTTCATTATAACGCGTCAATTTTTAGGGAAATGATGGCTGAGTATAAGGATACTGGAAAAGATATTTATTTTGACATAGCAATTGAAAATTGTGACCCAACATCAGACGCTGGGTATCAAATAGTAATACTTAAAGACTGTAATATAGACGGCGGTATTTTAGCAAAATTTGACGCTGACGGTGGGTATCTTGATGAAGATATGGACTTCACATTTGAGGACTTTGAAATTGTCCATAATTTCACTCACTTACCGGGATTTATAATAAACGATTAATATATAGGAGGTATAAAATATGGGAACATTAAAAGGGTTTTTGAATCCTAAGAAAATTGAAAATATAAAATTTGTGGTAAGCAACAGATTCGTTGATGATGACGGCAATCCTTTAGAATGGGAACTTAGAGCACTTTCGGCAAAAGAAAGCGAATTGCTGCAAACCGATTGTATGATAAAAAAAGCTTCCGGCAGAAGAGGGGTGTCAAGTCTTGATTTAGATGCTGCATTATACACGAAGAAGATGATGGCAAAATGTGTTGTTAAGCCGGATTTGAACGAGATTGACATACAGGACGCTTATGGTGTTTCTTGTGCAGAAGATGTTTTAGGGAATATGTTAACAAGCGGAGAGTACACAGCCCTTTCTAACAAATTATTAGATGTAAACGGTTTTAATGAAATATTTGAAGATGAGGTAAAAGAAGCAAAAAACTAATAAAAGGTGGAGACGCAGACAGTAACTATGCTTATTACTGTCTGCATGAACTCCACCTTTTGCCTAGAGAATATTTAAACTTGTCCCGAAAAGAACAGGCTTTCATTGCGGCGTGTATTGAGATAAATCAGGAGGAGATAAAAAAGATTAATAAAAAGAACAGTAAAAAGAAATAGGGGGTGGTTATTATAGGGGAATCACTGAAAACAGCAATAGAAATACAGGATAAAGTTACCGCACCTATTAAATCAATGTATAATGCAATGAATATCTTAATTTCCAGTTTCGAGAGAATGCAGAATATACCTGGAAATCTTGTAGATACAAAGTCAATTGCAGCTGCACGTTCTGAACTATCAAACGTAAAAACAGTATTGAGCGGAGCAGAAAAGGGCGCTAAAAAGTTGAATACAGCGTCAACATCTGCCGGAAATGCTGTTAAGACTATTGGTCAATCATCAGCTAATATATCCAGAGTTTCAAGCTCAATGAATTCAGCTGTAAACTCAACTAAAAGATTTTCTACAGCCACAACGCAATCTACTCAAGGATTAAGAGGTCTTGTGACAAGCCTAACAAACGTAAAAAGTAAAATTGTAAGCGCAACTACTACAGGTGTATCAAAATTTAAACAGCTTGCAACATCAATGAAAGAAAGTTCCTCTTCCGGTAATAGTTTGGTTGGTGTGCTAGGAAAAGTAGCGGCGGCTGTAGGCTCTGTTATGGGAGTAAAACAAATCATCGGATTATCTGATACCATGTCTCAAACAAAGGCTCGGCTTGATTTAATGAATGATGGACTTCAAAGCACTAAAGAATTACAAGATAGAATTTTTGATTCTGCCCAAAAGTCCAGAGGTTCATATCAAGATACGGCTGACCTGGTGTCTAAACTTGGCTTAAATGCAAAAGATGCGTTTGAAAACACTGCACAAATCGTTGATTTTGCTGAACAAGTGAATAAACAATTCGTTATATCCGGTGCGAGTGCGGAGGAAACAAAAAATGCAACATTGCAGTTAACACAGGCACTATCATCTGGAGTTCTTAGGGGCGATGAACTACGCAGTATATTTGAGCAAGCGCCCACATTGATTCAAAGTATAGCGAATTATATGGGTGTGCCAATAGGACGAATCAGAGATATGGCAGCAGAAGGACAAATAACAGCTGAAACGGTAAAAAATGCACTATTAGAGTGTGCTGATGAAACAAACGCTAAATTTGCTAGTATGCCATTAACATTTAGCCAGTTGTGGACAAATTTTAAAAATAGAGCTATGCAAGCATTTCAGCCAGTTCTTGAAAAAATAAACGAACTTGCAAATAATGGAAGGCTGGAAGAATACATAGGTAAAATAGCCGAAGCAATGGCGACAGTCAGTGATGTAATTATGAACGTCATAACGTGGGTATTAGACCATCAAGATATAGTTAAGGCGGCTTTTATTGGGCTTTCTGTTGCTATTGGTGCAATGACTGTAGCTATGTGGGCTTTTAATATTGCTTCATATGCCAATCCGGTCATTTGGATTGTTTTGGCTATTATAGCGGTTATAGCCTTATTAGTGGCTGGGATAGTTTTAGTCGTCGAACATTGGAACGAAATAAAAGATGCGGCGAGTGCTTGTTGGGAAGGTGTTAAAAGTGCTTGGGGCAATGTTACAGATTTCTTCAAAGGAATTTGGGATAAGATTGTTTCCGGTGCAACAGGTTTGTGGAATAGCATAGTTTCGATATTTACAACGATAAAAAATTTCTTTGTCAGTATTTGGAACAGTATGTATACTGTTGTTTCTACATTTTGGGGAGCAATATGGAACACTATTTCTCCGATAGTTATGGCTATATGGAATTTAATAAGCACGATATTCACTGTGATATGGACAATAATTTCAACCATAATGCAGGGTATATTCCACGTAATAAGTAATGTGTGGAACGTAATATATAACGCCGTTTCGGGTGTACTAATCTCTATATGGAACATTATAACAAGTATATGGAATATTATATATACTGCTGTTTCAGGTGTGTTGTCCTCAATATGGGGTGCAGTGTCGAGCATATGGAACAGTATATATAATGCAATTTCGGGCGTGTTAAGCAGTATATTCAACACTGTTTCTAATATCTGGAACAACATATTCTCAGTTGTAAGAAATAAGGTTGTTGAAATATACAACAATGTTAAAGACAAGTTTACGGAAATACTTAATTATCTTGGCGGCTTGAAGGATAAATTTTTACAAAAGGGACATGAAATGATAGACGGTCTTATAACAGGTATTGCGGATAAAATAAACGGTGTTACAAGTAAGATTAAGGAGTTGGGAGAAAAAGCGGTTGGGGCTATAAAACAATTCTTTAATATAAATTCGCCGTCAAAGGTAATGCGTGAACTTGGTAACTTTACATTTGAGGGCTTTAATCTTGGACTTGCAGACCAAATAAACGCTATCAAAAACACATCACTTAATATGGGTGCAGTGGTTACGGCTAACTCAATACCTGACCTCAAGACTAATTTATCAAGCAATTATTCAGGAAAAAAAGATTTTAGCGCAATGCGTGAGACAATAGCGAGTAAAACTACTAATAATACAATTATCAAAGTTCCGGTTAACATTAAACAGGATAATGATATTGTTATGCAGAATGGAGAAAATACAGACACGTTGATTAAGAAATTGTCAAGGGGTATGGAAGAAAATGCGCAAGTCGTTTGGAAGGGAGTGTTAGCGTAATGGCTTACTCTTTTTTTATTGCGGGGACTAAATTACCAGTCCCCCCATCAACCTATACAACAAAGATTATTAACAAAAATGAAACATATGAATTAGCAGATGACGGAGAAATAAACATAATTAAAAAAGAGGGATTGAAAGAGTTCTCGTTTGAAATTGAATTGCCTTGCACAGACCGTCCATATGCAAGCTATGAGGACGGTTTTTTGCCACCTTTACACTATTTAGAATTGTTCTCTTATCTAAAAAGTGAACTTCTGCCGTTCCAGCTTGATATATACAGAGAAATGCCTAGCGGTGAAGATACATATTACACAAATGAAACTGTAACTCTCGAAGATTATACAGTAACAGAAGAGGCGGAAAACGGGCAGGACATAAAAGTAGAGTTAAATTTTAAAAAGTATCGGCAGTATTCAACGGCGACCGTTGTACAAGATGATGACGGATTACATTATACGGTAGTCCGGGGTACAGATAAGCGAATAAACAGGGTTGTAGATGTAAAAGACGGTGACACTTTAGCTACTATAGCCATGAGAGAATTTGGGCGGGCAGACCAAAATCTGATTGATTATTTATACGCAATAAATAAAGAAAACATAGATGCTGAATGTGCAAAGAGGGAAGTATTGCCACCTCAAATATTTCCCGGTATGTCTATACGGCTTACTGATGATAGTTTCGGAAATATAGATGAATATAACGCTAACAATAATATTGAAAGCAATAAGTTGCAAGCAGAAGATGTAAATAAGATAACTGAGGAGGGATTGACAGTGACGCAGTATGAAAGCATTATGCAGACTGTTATGGGACATCAGAACAGGTTAAACGCCATGAGTAGTTATATGATATATAACTATGTTGATAAAAATATGCCGCAGGAGTTTAGACCTATAGTTCGCTTTTTGATGTTTAAAGGGTGGCTTAAAGGTGACGATAGCGGAGAACTTGGATTAACCTATGATATGCTAAGAATTTTAGCGGCTCTTGCCCGTTCAGGCGCTTTCGGTAACGATTGCCCTACCCCGGAAGATGAAAAGGGTTGGGGGGATTAAAATGAGTGTTTGCAGAGTGTATATTGACCCTCTGAGAGATTACAGCGGTAATAATGCAGGAGCTTCATTTTATGGAGTGCGTGAACAAGACATGAACTGGTTTGTGGCAAAAAGAGTTTCTGAAACACTTGATAATTACACATTTATGAACTCACATAAATATTCATCTTTTGAAACTCATTTAAGCCGAGAAACAAAAGAAACTACGAAAAGTGAAGATATGTGGGAGAGCTTGCGCATACGTCTGAATGAGAGCGAAAAATTATGGGACGATGGAGGAGAGCAGACACCTTACTACATTTATTTGGGGATAGGCTCTGAACCGTCCGGGAATAAAGAGACCAGTACAGAAAGAGGTATAAGCTGTCATTATGAAAATAGAAATGCACCGGGTATTGATAATGATACGTGGAACGCATGGAGCTATAGTTTGGCTGATACTATACTTAATACAGTTGTGAAAAATACTGATATGCCCGAATATAAAATACCTATAACGCTTACAAGATATTTGCCTATCAACGAAAATGAAAAAATAATGTGCGGTGTTACGGCTCACGTAGGGCGAATAAATAACGCAAATGACGCTAGATTATTATACAACGAAGAGACAAGGAATGCTATAGCTGACAATATAGCGGAGGCTATAGCATATTGGGTAGACCAGGATTACACAAGCGGGAACGTGCCTGATAAATATAAGACACCATATACAGCCATAGATAACGCCAAAGACAGGGCAAAGGCAGTTCTTGCCGAAATACAGAAGAACGAGGAATTATTGTCTGAAATAGAAAGCCGAATGGTATACAATTACATAGATAAAAATTTCCCGTCTTATGCTATAGGGACAGTTGAATATTTAATTGACAATGGATTTTTAAAAGTTGACGATAGCGGAGAACTTGGGTTGACTGATGACATGATACGTCAAATTTGTATTTTTGCCCGAGCTGGTATTTTCGGAAAAGATTGTCCTACACCTGAAAACTATAGCCCGTTATAATAAATGTAATTGACAATATTTTCCTTATATGATATATTAATTACAATAATATTATATGGGAGGTAATAAAAAAATGTATTGTGAAAAATGCGGAAAAAAAACTAAAAAAGGAGAGCTATATTGTAGCGGTTGTGGCAATGAATTAAAAAATAACAACAATTCAAGCCAAATACAACAAGATTCATCGACTAAAAATACAAACAATATGTTTAAATCAGCAAATAGCCAAAATATAAAAGTTTCTTTAGGTGCCAAAAAAGTAATAAGTATTGTACTAATAGCTTTTAGTGTTTTGATGTTTCTTGTTTTTGCAATGACTAAAAGTCTAGGGGAGGGGTCTCCTTTTTTAGTAATATTAATTGCTATTGATTTAGTGGTGTTACTTTGCAGGACAAAACAACAGAAGAATAATGGAGTAAAGAGACGTGGTGGGATAATTACTCTTGTAATTGCTTTAGGTCTTATATTTTTCGTGGTTTGTATTGTAAATTTTGCTAGCACTGAAAACAGTGTCAATACAGTTAAGCATAGCAATCTTGCAATAACAGCACAAGCAACTGAAGAGCAAGCAACAGCGATTGACAGTATCTTGGCGCAATGTGGAATTGAAGAAATAGGTGATGTTAATCATGATGAAATGTTAGACCATGACGGACTTATTGGTTACAGAATGACAGCAAATAATATAAAAAATATAATTGTCTATACAACACAGGAAAATCAAATTGTTACGCTAAAATATGTAGATAAAGTGTTATGTGAAAATGGTATTCCAGTTGATAATATAAAAAATTATACGTTGACAGATTCGGAAACAAATGATTTGATGTATAATACAGAGCAGATAATAAAAAGTATATTAAAATCACCATCAACAGCTAAATTCCCAACTATCTTGGACTATAGTTTTTCAAAAAACAAAGAAGAAATAACAGTTCAGGCGTATGTTGATTCTCAAAATAGTTTTGGCGCTATGATACGTAGCGAGTTTAAAGTTACATATACACCGGATGGGAAGTCAGTGACATCAGTAATAGTAGACGGGCAAGAATATTATAAATAAATATTTGTGAAGACACCTGAGAGGGTGTCTTTTTTGTTAAAAGAGGTGAACAAAACTGGCTACGGCAAAACAGTTGGTAGAAATTGCAGAAAAGGAGATAGGATATACTGAAAATAGCGGTATATATAAAGAGTATGACAGTACCGGGAAAGCGTGGTGTGCATATTTTGTATCTTGGTGCTTAGAAACAGCCGGAATCAGTGATTATGGGACACAAGGTGCGGCGGCGGCTTTTGCATACATGGCAGAAAATGAAGGAAAAGGTGAGTTTCACAGTAAAGAAAGTGGCTATTCCCCTAAATTTGGGGATTTATTTATAAAAGATTATAACGGGGTTGATTGGGCTTCACACGTAGGCTTTGTAAGAACGGATGCCGCAAATGGAAGTTTCCCAACTGTGGAGGGGAACTTTAGTAATAGTGTTGCTTCAACTATACGTAATGTTTCAGATTATTGTTATGTAACACCGCCGTTTAACGGTTTAAACAGCAGCAAACCGTCACTAAATTTAAGAACATGGTCTGATATTGTTACAGCTGATAAATTGAATGAAATATTCAGAGGCGGACTTGCAAATCAGGGGCAATTATTCTCTGAAATATGTATAGCATATCAAGTTAACCCTGCATTTGCGGCTTCTATAGCATGCTTTGAAAGTTCTTACGGTGATTACGGACCTGCTGAAAGAAATTATAATTTCTTTGGCTATATGTCGGGAAGCGGCTCTATGACGTTCACAAAATTTGACAGCTTAGAGCATGGATTGACTAAATGTATATCCAATATCTCATGTAATTATCTATATCAAGGATTAAATTTTAAGCAAATACAAGAAAAATACTGTCCTGTTGGAGCAGCTAACGACCCATACGGCACCAATAATCAATGGTACGGAGGCGTATCTGCTGTATATAAGAATTTGACAGGCGGAGATGTAGCGAGCGCAGATTTGGGAAGCGGTGTTGAAAGTGACAGCGAGGGACAAGATAATCTCGCTAAAATGCGAAGCGGTAACTATTCGATTGACGGTTCGGACAGCGGCGAATGTAACAATTCAACATCTGTTCCTATAACTTCCGCACAAACTATGTCATATATAGGCGCAAGTGTTGATTTTAGAGAAAACCCTCTTAACAGCAAAAAGATGCTGAATCAGAATAACATAGAGCTATATATAGTAGGTGCAGAAGGGGCGATATATAAGCCTGTTGTAGTTGATGAAATAATATGGGAAACGGAAGCATACGGAAGCCCGGCACAATTAGCATTTACGGTAATCAAAGATGAATACGTATCATTTGAGGAGGGAGACCAGGTTATATTTAAGTATCGGGGTGCACCTGTATTTTATGGATTCATATTCCAAAAACAACGGACTAAGCAACATCACATAAAAGTAACTGCTTATGACCAAACGAGATATTTTAAGAATAGTGACTGTTTTGTGTTTGAGGGCTGTACAGCTACAGAAATAATAAAATCTATTTGTAATGATTATAAAATAGCATATGGTCAGCTTGAGGACACAGGCGTTAAATTACCCCTTACAGTTTGTGATAATATTCAGGTTTTTCAAATAATTGAGGACGCATTAGATTATACGGTAGCCCATGGCGGCTATCGTTTTTTATTATGGGATAATTTTGGCTCGCTGGTTCTGGCTCCTAAATTCTGGTATAAGAAAAATTATGTTGTGTGTGACTTTACAGCACAAGATTTTGATTATACAACAACTATAGACGAGGGCACTTACACAAGGGTTAAATTATATTACGATAATGAGCAAACGGGAGTAAGAGAAGTATACATCAGAGATAAGTCTGCTGAATATCCAAAATATGGAGTGTTGCAATATTGTGATACTCTTGACGAGGGAGAGGACGGAGCCAAAAAAGCTGATGAGATTATAAAAATAACAACAAATAAAATAAGAAAACTTGATATAAAAGGCGCGTTAGGTGATGTAACAGTAAGGGGGGGAACACAGGTATATATTGAATTTAATTTAGGTGATGTAATTCAAAAAAAGTGGATGGAGTGTTTTAGCGTTAAACATACTTTTAAAAACGGTGAGCATTTTATGGATTTACATTTGGTTGGAGGACAGTTTATATGATTGATATGACAGAATTTACACGGGCGGTAAAGCGTGTTGCAGTACAAGCGGTTAAGGAAACCGTTCCGGCTAATGCTGTATTTGGAACGGTTGTATCCACTGAACCGTTGCAGATTGATGTAGGATACGAAAAACCAATTTATGGGGAACTATTGATATTACCATCAAGTTTTAGAAAAAATACTTATACTACGACCAGCGGGGGAAACCCGTCTCATACACACACGATTGAAATTGATAATAGCTTAAAAATGGGGGATAAGGTAGCGTTACTTAAAATGCAAGGCGGACAAAGACATATTGTATTGGGGGTGGTCTAATGCTACCCGTTATTTCTATCCCAAGAGAAAAGATAGTTGATACTAAAGTCGTTATATATCCCTCAATGACATATGGTATAGACTTAAAGAACAAGTGTATTATTGGGACAATTGACGGTGTGGAAGCATTGAAGCAGTCTATATATTTAATTCTTGCGACACAAAGGTACCGTTATCCAATATATAATTGGGATTATGGCACCGATATAGACCCTTTGTACGGTATGAGAAAAGACTTTGTTATACCTGAGCTTCAAAACCGTATACATGAAGCATTGTTGCAAGATGACAGAATAACTGATGTTAATACCTTCAAAATAAATCATATAGGCAGCGGTAAATATGAAGTAAGTTTTTTGGTGCAAAGCAAAATAACTGATACTCTCGAAATAAATGAGGTGATAGAAATATGATTACAAGCGAATATAATTTTGGAGAGATAACAAACCGAATGCTTCAAAGGGTGTCAAGCAATGTTGATAAAAGGCAAGGGTCAATAATTTATGACGCTGTTTCTCCTGTGGGGCTGGAACTTGCCAAAACATACCTTATGCTGCAAGCCATAGAAAAAGAAGCATTTCCAGATACCGCAAGCATTGAATACCTAAAAAGACACGCAATGTTAAAGAACTTAACACTTAATGCGGCTACGTATGCTATCGTTAGGGGAGAATTTAACAAGAAAATATCAGAGGGAACAAGATTTAGTCTGCAAAACAGCGAGTTAAATTATATTGTTATGTCAGAAAGTCCAAAGTGGGACGGTGATAATCCACGGCTATACTATTATTTGATGATGTGTGAAACAACCGGAAGCATTGGCAATAAAACAGGAGACTTAATACCTATAAACGATATTGAAGGTCTTGCTAATGCAAAGATTGTAGGAGTTGCAACATACGGTACTGACACAGAAGAAACCGAAAAATTTCGTTCACGGTATTTTGATACTGTTTTAAATCCGTCATTCGGCGGTAACCGTGCAGATTATAAAAGGTTTATAAAGTCAATTAACGGTGTAGGAGACTGTAGATTGATAAGGACGCCAAACGGCGGCGGTACTGTTGGTATTATTATCTGTGATAACGAATATAGAGAACCGCCTCAAGATTTAGTTGACAGTGTTCAGACATTAATTGACCCGGTTATAAACAGCGGTGACGGTGTGGGAATGGCTCCTATAGGACATAGGGCAACTGTATCAGCGGTTGGAACAATGGGGATTGAGGTTATTGCTGATATAGAGTATCAAGACGGTTTTACATGGAGCGATATTGCAGACGGTTTTCAAAATTCGGTTTCAGAATATTTTGATGAGTTAAATGAATCATGGGGGGATTTAGACCCTGATAACATTGTTGTTAGGATAACACAGTTAGAACAAAAAATATTAGGTCTCAATGGGGTTTTGGACGTTAGAAACATAAAGATATACCCTTACGGTGAAGCGGTAACAACGAGCAATTTTATTGTTTCTGACAGTAAAATTATTAGCAACTGTTCTACAGGTTGGGAACCGTTATCATTAATTCAAGGTATATCAGCAGAGGCTACACATTCTCCGTCAGACAGTGGGAATGCTGTTGAATTCTGTTATGGTCCTGGAGTGAAAGGAAATGGTTGGTCTTATGATATAGTCAGACTTTTAGATACTAAACCGTCAGACTTTTCGACCGCAACAGGTTATTTAAATGTTTCTTTTGACCTTTTTCAATCGAATGATAATAGGGGAATGGGTAACTTTTTTATTGATTTAAGCGGAAATAAAACAATTAAATCAAGTGACGGAGGAAATTCATATACATATGGAAGATTAAGCGGATATGAACAAAACGAAACAGAAATTAAAATAATAGGTGGAAATTCTAAATCAAGTGATGGAGCAGACAAAGTATATACAGGCAATGATAAAGTTTTAGGTGAGTGGGTTAATGTTACTTTTAAAATTGATTTTTCTACACGTCAAAATTTTACATGCGTATACAATGGGACTGAACATACGGTTACAGGGTTCCCGGCAACTGTTGACCCGTCTACACTGTATCTTAATATACAGCTTACCGACAATTTACAACATACCAATGCCATAAAAACATATGTAAAAAATGTGTCAGCGGTATATATAACGGAGTAATAAAATATGGAAAAAATAAATACACTTAAAAATTTGCCTGAGCTTTTGCAGGATATAACGGAGTTCGTAGAATTATGTAAAACTTATGATGTAGAATTTGAACTTATTGAATCCGAAACCGAAAAATTGACAAACAACTTTTTTTTCGATACTCTTGATGAACAGGGGTGTAGGCGTTGGGAGGATATGCTCAATATTTCTCGGCGTGAGACGGACACGCTGGACGATAGAAGATTCAGAATAAAATCAATATATTTAGGTGACACACCATACACTGAAAGAACGCTGCTGGAAAAGCTTGAAATGCTTGTCGGAACGGGCAACGTTACGGTTGATATAGATGTGGAAAATAGCAAGGTTACGGTTAGATTATCTTTAAGCCGAAAAAACAAAATTGCAGAAGTCGAAAAAATGATAGATAGAATGGTACCGCTAAATATGGTTATAGACAGCGACTTGTTATATAATACGCACGAAAGGTTGGGGTTGTATACTCACGCATATTTAAGCAAGTTTACACATCAAGGATTAAAAGAAAACGTGCTGGGAGGTTAATAATGGCTACAACAACAAAAGTATATGGATTAAAAAAACCATCACTGACAGACATTTATAACATTATGGATTTTAATAATAATTTTGATAAAATTGACGATGTCTTGAATACAAAAACAGAAATTGAAGATATAGGAACATTAAACGGGACTGAAAGCGTATTTAATACACAAACAAGCCCGGGTTTTTATAAAGGAATATGGAATAATCCGTCTATGAAGCAAAAGGGTGATTTTACGCTTTTTGTTTTTGATGTATCATCTGCTAATACGGCAGAAGGTACACAAGAAACAAAAGTAATGCAAGCCTTATTTCATGAAAATCAGGTTTTAATTCGTTTAGGTGTGCTGGGCGTTCCGGTAAATTGGAGTAATTTTTCTCCAATTGCTACAATGTCTAATTTATCCAATGTAGAACAAAAGATAGGAAATTTATCAGACCTTGCTACAATAACTAAAACGAATATCGTTGCAGTAATAAATGAGTTGATACCTTCAATATCAAATAAAGCGGATAAGGTTACAAACGGCGGATTCATAGCTGGAGGAGCTGAAGCCGGAGGCACCGGAAACATATCAATAGGAGAGGGCATTGGTTCAACTGGTGAGTACGGCGTTGTAATCGGTTCAGGCGCTGAGGGGGCTAAAGAAGTAGTTGCGATTGGACATGGCGCAACCGCCGGAGCCAACAAATCAATTGCTATTGGATATTTAACAGAAAGTTCAGCCCAAAACGCTGTACAAATCTGTGAAGGAAGTAATAGCGAAAGCGAAAGTCTGCAATTCAGAAATTATAAAATAGTTAGATATGATACCACAGACGATGAATATTATTTGAAAGATGTTGGCAGGTTGAGCCGATTATATACTACTAATCGGTCAAACATCGTTGAAGCAATTAATGAATTAGACAATGAAGCGGAAAATAACACAACTGAATTACTATCAAAAATAACGGAACAAAATAATAGCTTGATAATGCTGATACAAATGCTTGCTAATACTGGGATTAACATAGTTCCATTACTCGAAATGCTGGGTAACACTATTACCGTTATTTCTGATACTGTAACTCAAATGTATCAATACTCTGACAATAATAATCCTGATAATAAATTAAAAGGAATTGTTTATGCACCAAATCTTGAAACAGTTGAATCACGTTCGATAGACGATAATTCAGGCATGACAACAATAATCATGCCAAAAGTCAAGACAATTAAAAGTCAAGGCTTTTGGGCTAGTTATGGACTTAAAACGGTCTTTATACCTAATGCTTGTACATCTCTTGCCACTAACGCATTTTCTATGTGTGGAAATTTAACTAACATATATATTGATAATGTCGAAGGTACATTTGGAGATATAGCAGCAGATTCAAGTTTGCCTAATTTAAAAGTTACATATTTAAGAAAGTGAGGTGTCTAAAATGGAGTATAGACTAATAAATGGTATTTGCCATATATGTAAATATAAAACGGTTATAACAAAAGAGAATGACACAAAACTTGAATTTTATCATTTGGACGAGGTTGAAGCTAATCAGTCGTTAGAACTACATCAGCAAATCAGCGACTTGCCAGCTGAGATTGTTCCTCTTGATGTATCAGACTGTATTTGGCTTGACGGTAAAGAGTTCTCGTTTGATACAGAAATTATTCAGGCTTATGAAATGGGGGAAACAGAGTATACAAAATATCTCTTGGAAAAGTCACGGCTTAACAATGCGAATCTATTAAATGAAATTAAAACATTGGGTCAGGCTCAAACAGATTTAGAGCTTGAATTGATTGAACAAGGTCAATATATAACAGACCTTGAACTCCAACTATTGGGAGGGGGTGAAGGAAATGTATGAGAAGATTAAGACTAGATATGCTAAAGGGTATGTAACCGACAGTCAGCTTATGCGTTATATATCACTCGGAGTATTGACAGAACAGCAGGCAGAAAAAATCAAGGCGTTGGAGAATGAATAATTATGATAATGGATTATAAGGTCGATGGACAAATTTTACGCAGGACCGGAAGAAACTTAATAGTGGCGGACAGCATAAAGTATTTGGCTGTCCGTTTTAATTTTTCTGATGAGTGGAAGAGAACAAAGAAAACAGTCATTTTCACATATAATGAAAACAGCTATAACGTCCTGTTAGATGATGATAATATTGTAGTTGTGCCGTATGAAGTAATACATCACCCCGGCTTTACATTATCGGTATATGGGACTAATAACGGAATGCGGATAACGACAAGCACAATCAGGGTCCCAGTAATCAAAAGTGGATATACTGAGGGTGAAACACCGCCTGAACCGACACAAACTGTCTATGAGCAAATATTAGATAAACTTGACAGCGGAGGAGGCGGAGGAACCGGGAAAAATGGAAAGTCAGCGTATGAATTAGCTGTAGAAAACGGCTTTAGCGGAACTGTTGATGAATGGCTGGAAAGCTTAAAAGGTCAGCCCGGTAAAGACGGAATAAACGGCAAGGACGGCGCAAACGGTAAAGACGGAGTTAATGGAATAAATGGTAAAGACGGAGCAGACGGAAAAGATATAACTAGCATTGACGATAGCGCAGTCGGAACCGATACCACATATTCAAGCACAAAGATTCATGAGCTATTGGCAGCTCTTGAAGAAAAAATAAATGCAGTACCTCAAGTAACACAAATAACACCTCTTGTCACATGGCAATTTCAAAAATCTACAGCAGCAGAGGTGTCAGTTGTCAGTCTGCCGCATACCTGTAATGCGGTGGACGGCAAAAGCGCAAGCTATTACAGAGGTACGGCGACATATACAAGGAGTCTTAACCTCACAGCGGCACAGGTCAATAATTCCTCATATTTATGTTTTTCCAAAGCCGGGCAGAAATGTACTGTCACGGTAAACGGTCACGCACTGCCAACTCACTACGGCGGTTACACGCCGTTTATTTTTGACATTTCAAATTATCTCAGCGTTGGCGACAATAATATATCTGTTGTATGTGATAATAGCCTTGATTGGGACTTAGCTCCTATTTCCGGGGATTTTAATTTTAACAACGGCTTATATGACATGGTGTATTTTGTCAATTGCGCAAATGTATATTTTGACACAGAAAAATATGGTATAGACCGACTGCACATAACACAGTCGGAAGTGTCAGAAAGCAGCGCAAAGGTATTGGTTGAGACGAATATCAAGAACAACAGTCTTAATATATCCGGCGGTGCTCTGGTATACGAAATAAAAGATACAAACGGAACTGTCGTACATAGCGAAACCGAAAATATATCTATAGACGGCAAATCAAGTTATAACGCCGCCAAAAGTATAACTATACAGAATCCCACCTTATGGGACGGGTTAAATAATCCTTATCTGTATACTGTCAATGTTTCATTAAAAGTAAATGACAGTATTATTGATACATGCAGTCACAAGCTGGGTCTTAGATATTATGAGTTAGATAAGGAAAATGGCTTCAAACTTAATGGCAAACAGTATCTTTTACGTGGATTCGCAATGCACCAGGATTACGAAAATGCTGGAAGTGCTGCCACAAAGGAATTGATAGATAAGGATTTGGAAATTGTTGTTGAATCAGGGGCAAATATGCTCAGATTGGCGCATTATCCACACAGCAAATACATATATCAGCGCTGCGATGAATTGGGGATAATTGTGCAGACTGAGATACCGTGGGTGAATCATTACGGCTTAAATGCTACAGACAAGTATTTCGACAATATAAAAAATAATATGAAAGAGATGATTATTAATTACTATAATCACCCGTCTATCGTATTTTTGGGAATGTCAAATGAATTGGGCGGCTCTCATTTAAGCGGAACTAACCAGCAGGGGGAATATGACTACGACAACGCACTGATTAAGACAAGAGAGTTATATGACTACTCTAAAACGCTGTCAAATCAGCACCTTATTGGAATTGTAGCGCATGACCCCACCTTTAAATATGTTCGTTCTAAAATTGCCGATTGGTCGTTTTTGGACTGGGTAGGACTAAATATATATAAGGGTTGGTACGGTGGCAACTTTACAGACTTTACAACAATGGTTAATGAATACCATAACAGTTATCCTAATTTGTGTATTTGTGAGTACGGTGCAGGCGCAAATACTGATTCGCACAGCGAAACGCCCGAAACAACCACCAACACCGGGTCGGGCGGAATGCGGCACGATGAGGAGTATCAAAATTTATTTCATGAAAGTTATTTATCGCAAATCGACCAAAAGCCTGGACTAATTTTCACCACTGCCTGGTGTTTATTTGATTTTGCTGTGTCAGGTCGTAATGAGGGTGGATTACCATACATTAATGATAAAGGTCTTGTCACAAGAGACAGAACTGTGAAAAAAGACGCATTTTATCTTTATAAATCATATTTTAGTGATGTACCAACAGTATATATAACATCACGCAGATTTAACCAGCGTGCTACTGACAGTATTAAAATTAAGGTATATTCTAATTGTGATACATTAAAATTATATCAAAACGGGAACCTAATTCAAACGCTGACCGCTGCTTCATCTTTAGACTGTGTGTGGGAATTTGACCGAGTAAATTTTGTTAACAGAGTTGATGAATTTACTGTTAAAGGGACTAAAAATAATATTGAATATACTGACACAGTTAATTTTAGTACAACCAATATTGCTGTTACAGCAACAGATTTTACTGTTGGTAATAATCTTGTAGTATTAAGCAATGACAGCCCATCAGATAATTTAGATATTGCTCTTGTACCTGAAAACTCCATAGGTAGTGTGAATTGGGCTGGTGTAGATGGTGTTAGCATAGCGAATAATACTGTTACATTAATTGACACAAGTTTGAGTAACGTTGTGAAAAATCTTGACGGCACCCTTAGCGGTACAGAGATAACTAAGACTGTACCATGCGCTATTAATTGTGACTATTATTGTAATGTTAAGACGACAGGTGCGTCAGGCGCAGTTGTGCCGGAAGTTATAATGGATACAAGCGGTCTAGGCAATAACCTAATGTTGAGCGGATTCGCAAATACAGCAGACAGCGGCTACAACAAATATGGGGTACTTAAATTAAGCGGCACCGAAACGGTAAAATTGGATAATCCAATATTGCCACACAACAAGCCTTATACAATACACTTATTAACAGGAAGTGTTAGTTACAGTATTGTGAATCAGCTGGATAGGGTCATAACCATATGTGATAATGACAACAACGATTTGTTTGCACTCAGGCTAAATATGAACAGCAGTGTTAGATATTATAAGTATTTATATAAGGATACCAGCGGAAATATTATAGTATCAAGCTCTATAGATTTAGGCGATATGGGAGTATCCAACGCATTGATTGAGGTTAATATTACGGTCAATAATAGCAACATACATCTCCAATTAAACGTGAGAAATTCCAATGACCCAAATCCAATAATAGGGACATATGAGACAGATATAACTACGGGGATTAGTTACGAAAATGGATTTAACATACAGCTGTTAAATAATCCGGAGTTAACCGCTCCAACAGAAACAAGTATAAAAAAATTTTGGATAACGTCTAAGGGGGTATAACGTATGGACGAAAACGAAGCGGCAATTAGAGAGCGGCTGACGGCGGTTGAATCCTCCGTCAAGTCTGCTCATCATAGGATAGACAACATTGAAGAGCTGACCCAATCAGTGAAATCTTTAGCTGTTGAAACTAAATATCTCAAAGAAGATATTTCTGATGTTAAAGAAAAAATAGACGTTATAGCCGGACGACCTTCACAGATTCTCACGGTTATTATAACAGCACTAATAACGGCGACT